AATATTCTAGTAGCATATTAGTAATATTCTAGTTGTATTCTTGTAGTATACTAGTAGCATATTAGTAATATTCTAGTTGTATTCTTGTGGTATATTATATATACATCCAGTTATTTTTGTTAAATTATCTCATATTGCTTGTAGGTACGTTTAAACTCACGTACAGAGAAGTAGGTATGTTTAGGCTAGGTGTTTGAGGGTAAATGCCTTAACACGCTTGTACGTGCTTCTAAAGTGCCATAGAATTGATTTTATACCTGTTTACTAGGGAGCGGTTACTGGCGGTCCTTCTTTGATTAATTAAACATACCCTTTGGCCGTACTATAACGTTCAGTACTAGTATACACTAATAACCATTGATATAACTAAGAAAACTCAAATAATTCAAAAAAATCTAATTATTTTACAAAATCTTCGAACAAAATTCCTTGAAAACATGTTATATATAATTAGGAGGGTATGTGTTGAAGAAGACATACATCGTAAACATTAACATACCAAGAACATAGATGAGGCGTAGTGTACAATGACAAAACGTATAAAGAAAGACGCCAATTGTGGTACATGCCCTCCATGTAAGTGGTGTGTAGAAGAGAATAAGAAGTGCACTCACCGCTGTCCTTGCTTTGATAACAGAAATGAAATGGGGGTCGATAGGGATCTTGCTGCTAAATACCCTGACTTTGTACCCACCATGACAAAAGAGGATTTTGATGACCTCCCACCGATCGAGAAACGTCGGCACTTCTGGAGGTTTAATCCTATGTACGCCGAGAAGTTCGGATCTCTTGACAGATCAGCTCCACAGAGAAGACCTCGTGCTAATCTAGTTACTATACTCCGCAGTCTACTGAAATCTAAAGTAAGATTAAGGAACCCACTAACTGCTGTTGATGAAGAACTATCAGTTGGCGAAGGATTAATGATACAACTTGTGTATCGTGGCCTGAATGGTAATTTAAAAGCTATCCAACAAATCTTCGAAAGACTAGAGAAATCAGGGGATTTAGAGACTTTATCTGACATGGAAAAGGCTGCTGGTGGAGCTGCTGTAGCGTCTCATGACCTGTCTAAATTGAGCACTGAGGAGCTGATTGCACTTCGTGATTTGACGGCTAAAGTACAGGACGCTGATCCACTAGATCTTGTTATTGAAGATGATGATAGCTATGCCGAAGAATATGATTTCATGAATACGATTGACGAAGACGGTAACCCACAACCTCTTAAGGTACTGGATATCTCAGGTCCTGAAGGTGATGAGTAAGTGTAAGCGAACAGTAGTAAGTTGGAAGGTGAAATGGCACATGCTAGTGAGTTTAGAAGCTATTGAAACTGAGCTATCTAAACGCTCGTTTAAGCATTTCACCAAGGCTATGTGGCCTCTTGTTGATAAGGCTGAGTTCATACCTAACTGGCACATTGATGCTATCTGTGACCACCTACAGGCTGTCCATGAAGGTAAGACACGTGATCTTATCATAAATATTCCTTTTCGTCTTGGTAAGTCTTTGATCGTGTCTGTCCTTTACCCTGCCTGGGTTTGGCTGACTGACCCTACCCATAAGTTTGTATGCACATCTCACACTCACAAGACCGTTACTGAGAATGCTATGAAGATGCGTTCTTTGGTCCAGAAGCCTGAGTATCAAAGGCTTGCACCCAGCGGCTTCAAGCTTGAGAAAGACACAGAGAACTACTTCTCCAATAACTTTGGAGGGCATAGGCAAAGCTACTCTGTTGAGACGTCTGTCACAGGTATTACAGCCAACACGCTGATCATTGACGACCCTATGACGACTGCTACTGCTACCTCAAACACTGAGCGTGAGCGTATTGAACGTACATTGTCCAATGACTTCATGACACGCCTGACACCTCCCGGTAAGGCACGTCGTATTGTTGTTATGCAGCGCTTGCATCAGCGTGATACAGCTGGTAAGTACCTTGACAATGAATCCTTCGACAGGTTGATTATCCCTGCTGTGTGGGACGGTGTACACCGCTCTAGGACGTGCTTAAACTGGGTAGATCCACGCACTGAACTTGGTACAAGCATCTTTCCTGCTTACATGACTGATGAGTTCTTGGCCAATATACGCATCGAGAACGGACCACAGTTCTTTGCGTCCCAGTTGATGCAAGAGCCTGTAGCTGACTCTGGATCGATCATCAAGCATGAATGGATAAAGACATACCGTGAACTACCTAGTGATGCCACAAGGATAACTATCAGCTGTGATACAGCGATTAAGATAGAGCAGCATAACGACTACAGCGTGCTGATCGTATGGGCCCGCAACAACTCAGGGTTCTACATCCTAGACCTGATCAGAAAGAAGTTAGAGTTCCCTGAACTTAAACAAATGCTTCAGCAGATGTGTACTAAGTACCGTCCTAATGAGGTTCTGATTGAAGATAAGGCAAGTGGTCAGCAGCTCATTCAGGAGTTCAGACGGCTAACCTCCTTACCTGTGATCGGAATTAATCCTAAAGGCACCAAGGGCGAGAGATTAAACCTTTGCACGGGTCAGTTTGAAGCAGGTCGTGTTTACATTCCTGAGAGAGCTCCCTGGGCGTTTGATTTCACTAACGAGCTATGTAGCTTTCCATACGCTGAGCATGATGATATTGTTGACGCTGTGACGCAGTACCTACAACGGGTGTCCAGCATGAGCAACCCAAACATACGAGTACTGTAACCCGCAGAAAGGAGCGTGTGCTAGAATGGCAAAGAGACCTACACAATCATGGCTAGGCCGTTTCTTCTCTGGTAACAAAAGTAACACAACCAGCTCAACTAAGAACTATGCACCCTTCACCAATATCTTTGGAGATGGTCGGTTTGGACGCGGTGGCGTTCTGAGCCCAGCACAGGCACTTGAGTACTACACGCACATAGCGCCTCTGTACTCAGCTGTGGACATGATAGCTTCTAAGGCTGCTGCTGTTGAACTTGCTATAGACAATGGTTCCGATGAGATTGGGTTCAACCACCCGCTGCTTACTATCCTAAGCAAACCAAATGCCTTCATGTCTAAGACAGAATTCTTTGAGCACCTGTATTCGTTCTACCTACTCACAGGTAACGCATATGTTGTTGCGACTGGTCCCGTGAACAGACCACCCCTAGAACTTGAGGTTGTCAACCCTGGGTGTGTTACTGTTATCCGTGGTGACGATGGGTACCCGGCAAGTATTCAAGTACTGGCCACAGCAGGTAAAAGCAGAACCTTTATGAGGAAAGAGACACCGACAGGTGGTAGATTCTTCAGCCAAGGAGCAGACGCTGAGATATGGCATATTAAAGCATTCAACCCACGGTCATTGAACGGCGACCTCCTTGGGATGTCTCCCATCGCTCCAATTATGGATGAGTTAGACCAGTACGTAGAAGCGTCTCTTCACAACCTATCTCTGTTGAAACGTGGCTCACGTCCATCAGGCGCATTCAAGTTTAACAGGGCATTGTCAGACGATGAGTTCCAACGGCTTCAACAGTCTGCTGATAGATTCTATTCTGGCGGCTCGAATGCTGGTCGTGTGATGATCCTTGAAGAAGGTGAGTTCCAGGAGATGTCACAGACAAACAAGGACATGGACTTCGCCACCCTGAAGAAAGAAGTTACACAAACGATCTACTCTGCCTACCGTATTCCAATCCCGCTGGTTAACGCTGAATTCAGTACTTACGATAACCTTAAAACAAGTACGTTGAACCTGTATGACAATGCTGTCTTACCTGTGGTCACTAAGGTTCTTGTTGAGTTACAGACCATGCTAATGGAGCGATACGAACGCAAGAATATTGTGTCAACTCTAGTGTATGATCCTGAATCTATTCCTGCATTGGAACCACGTGCAGTGGACAAGGTACAGAAGATGAGGGAAACAGGCATCCTAACAACCAATGAGTTACGCTCTATCCTTGGGTATGATCCCGTTGAAGGCGGTGACACTATTCTCGTTGATGCGAACCAAGTACCTCTTGGCGATGGTGGGTTGGATCTAGTTAATTCCATGTCAGAAGTTGATCCTCTACCAGAGAATATGTAATAGACATTCCAGACTTTCTTCTCGTCCAGTTTTAGTCTAGCTGGGCTGATCAGATGCTGGTTTCACAGAAAGGTTTACTTATGACAGAGTATATCAAGCGTCGTAAGGTAACTACCACAGACTATGCTCTTAATGCGCGTAGAAAGCGGGCTATAGCAGCGCAACTACGTGCTAGGTACTCTATTGAGGCAAGAAGCAGAGCAGGCGTACTGAGTGCTTTAAACAGCCTTACAGGGGCTATGGTATCTTCTGTGTTACAAACACCGAGCATACCTGGCCTTAGTGTGACTGGATACGCTGTTACACAAAGAAGAGACGAGCTAAAGAAGAAACTACTAGAGCCAATTAGGTTGATGTTTAAGAGAGCACTTCTCATTGGATCAACCTTCACCCGGTCGACAATGAATCCAAGTGAAACAGGACGTAAGAACATTAGGTTCTACGGCTATGATTGGGAAATAAAAACAACTAACGACTGGAAGCAAATTAAATCAAATGATTTCGAGGCGCGTGTATCTGCTGGTGTTAGAAAGCGGGTAGACGCCGCCCTTTCTAAATGGGTAGATAAATATGCTGGTGACATAGCATCGTCAGTTACAAGACGGTTGCAGGACGCTGTTCCGCGTATTATCCGCGATCTCGAACGTAGCGGAATAGCTCGTGGACAGATTACAGAAGAGATGCTACGTCCATATGTGGTTGAGTATTATCGTAAGATGGCGCGTACTACATCCAACCTTGTTGCAGTGAATGGAACGACACGTGGGATTGAGAACGGAAAGATAATCGAAGCGACACAGATCGCTAACGAGCTAGCTGACATAGATCCTGATGACATTGAAGATGAGGACGAGCAAGAACTACTTGACGAACTCAATGCAATGGCTGGGGAAGGTGACTTCGACGCTGCCGACTTAATAGCAGGTGGACTGCTTGGTAGTGCTGTTGCCATTAACTCGATTGTCAAAGTATGGAACGCTGTTATAGACGAGTCTACACGCGATTCTCATGCTGAGGCTGATGGACAGGAGGTCACGCTCTTTGAAACATTCAGTGTAGGTGGAGAGGATCTGGACTACCCTGGAGACCCTGACGGCGAACCTGGCGAGACTTACAACTGTCGCTGTACAGTGACCTTTGATATTGGATAACAGGCCTGACATGAACGCATACCTACGATCAGACTTGATTGGAGTTAATATCCAACAAGAGATAAAAACAGGTAGACTAATCCGTGTTGGGTTTGGTATTTACTACAAGGCTAAGACATCTTTTCTGACTGGGAAGTTCGTGCCTGTAGATACTTTTGATGTAATGCTGCGCAACTGCTTAATACGACTTGGAGTTAAGACAGGCCCTACTAAGGCTGATCTAGATTACGTTAATGGAATATCCACACAGGTACCTACAGGCCGTGCAATAGGCGTCTACGGTAGACTACCCAGGAAAATTGGATACGATGGCGTGTTTGCTAGCTACGAGTTGATTCCTGACCGGTAACTTATCTCCCGAGAGGGGACTAAATACTTCTAACTATTACCGAACAGGAACGGAGAGTGTATATGTCAGTTGATCTTGTCATGAGAGCCGTAGCTAAGGCACGTAAACGCATCGCACAGAGGCGTAAGCTACAAGAGGCTGGAGTAGAGCTGGTGGGTGTTAAACACGCGTGTGCGTGTGAATTAGAGGGTCTAGACGAAATGGACATCAAAGAAGCCTTGGATGACATTGAAGCTGGTAGAGTCTACACAACTGAAGAAGTTAAACAATTACTGGACATTGAGTAAGACGTGGTGAAGGGACGCTGGGATGGTAATAGATGCAACTCCTCCTGTCGACTGGGCTATTGGGAAAATGGCAGAATTTGAGAATGAAAAGGGTATTCATATTATGGAAGAAGACGAAGACTTCATCTCAGCTACCTGCCCAGTAGTTGAAGCTAAAAGCTTTTCTTTCTTTGCTGATGAAGTGAAGTCAGTTGAGCGTGATGGAATTCAGTATGGTATTATCTCCGGGTATGCCTCTACTTTTGGAAATGTAGACCGTGTTAATGACATGGTTATGCAAGGTGCGTTTGGTGCTACGATAAAAGAATATCAAGAAAAGCGTAGACCGATTCGCATGTACTACCAACATGATGATAAAGAAGTAATAGGAGCTTTTTCAGCTTTCTCGATGAGGGAAGATGAGAAGGGTCTGTACGTTCAGGGTGAGATAAACCTGGAAGTACAAAGAGGTAGAGAAGTTTACGCACTTGCTAAGCAGGGCGTATTGACCGATCTATCTATTGGATATACGGTTCGTGATTTTGACATGGATCGCGGTGTTCGTAAACTAAAGAGTATTGCCTTATGGGAAATCTCTGTGGTTGCTGAGCCTGCTAACCCACAAGCAACCATCACCTCTGTAAAGTCCGTTGAAGACGTTAAGTCAATAGTAAAAAAGAAAAGCGATTTCGAACGGATCTTGCGCGAGGTAGGATTTAGCCGTTCGTCTGCTAAGTATATGGCAAGTTTGATCGATCAAAAGAAGTTAGACAGCTCTGACTCACCTGAAGAATCTACTGAGTCATTACTTGAAGATAGTGATACAAAGAACATACAACAAAGTGACGTAGTAGCACCCCTTTGCGATGAAGGAAGTGAATCTAACGTACTTGAGGAAAAGTTAATGACATCATTAGATAACGAAAGCATTGTAGATGCGGCTGAGCCTGAATTAGAAGAAGTTAAAGCTGTTGTCGAAATAGAGATTAACGTAGGAGAAGATCTGAGCGAAGACGAAATGCCTGTAGAAGCAGCGACAGCTGTTGGTGAGCCGAACGAGGCGCCTACAACACAGGAAGAAGAATCTACTGCTCCTGACCCACGTGAAGTACTATTAGCGCTCAGAGAGCTTTTAAACAGGCTTTAGACGCATTATACTGGTTTTAGGTATCTGATAAAACCATTAACGCCTACATTTGTAAAATCACAATAACAGGGAACACTAAATCATGGAACATGAAATTAAACAATTAGTTGACGAAGTATCCTCTCTTGTAGAAGAGAAAAAGGTTGCTTTTGAGACTGAGAAAGCAAAGTTAGAATCCGAAATATCCTCTTTGAAAGAAAGTGTAAACACAATGGAAAAGCAACTATATCGTGGTAACTCTTCTGGTCTAGTAACAGATTCCAGCGAAATTAAATCATTCACAGATTTCTTACGTTCAATGGATCGTAAATATCTTCGCACAGACTCTGATCCAGAAGGTGGTTACTTAGTTCCTGCTGAGCTACACAACCAGCTTGTACAAAAATTGATCGAAGTATCTCCCCTTCGTCAAATGGCTCGCGTTGTAAACATCACAGGTCGTGGTCTTGAAGTACCTGCACAAGACGCAAACGCGGTCGCATATTGGGTTGGTGAAGGCCTTCCAGCAACAGCAACAAATCCATTATTTAACAAAATTAACATCGTTGCACATAAAGTAAACGTTGAAATGAGAATTACACACGAGCTTCTTGGTGACGCTGCTTTTGACATGGCCGCAATGATCGTTGACCACGCTGCTCGTCTATTGGCTGCTAAAGAAGGCGCTGCTTTTATCAATGGTAATGGCGTCAACCAACCGCAAGGTATTATGAATGCAGCCGGTGTTTTGAACGTAAACAATGGCGGTGCTTCATTCACTAACTTCGACAAGATTGCAGACATGGTCGCAGCAATGAAATACCGCAACCCTGTGTTCTTGATGAACCGCAACACTCTAGCAGCTCTACGTAAGCTAAAAGACACTACTAACCAATATCTATTAGGTGCTGGTCCAAATGGTGCAATGCCAATGACTATCGGTGCTCCTGTCGCTGAATTGTTTGGTATCCCTGTCATGATTATGCAAGACATGCCAGACATCGGTGCTGGTACAAAACCTATTGTGCTTGTTGACGCTGCTGAAGCATATATGATTGTAGACAGAATGGGCATCGGTATGATCCGTGATAACGTCACATTAGTAAGCAATGGCATGGTAAAGTTCATCGTAAACCGTCGCGTTGGTGGTGCTGTTGTTCAGCCTGAAGCCATTGTAACCATCACAATGTCCTAACCTATGATGGAAGGATTGATTATCACAGACGGACTGTTATACGCAGTCCTTCTATTATCATTTATTGTAACGTGCTCAGATTTTTTACAGAGGGATAAAGACAATGCGTGACTTACATAATAACATCAAAGTATTAGATAACACATGTGTTACTATTACAGACAACACAGCACAGGTCGCTACAGCTGATCGGGCTGGCTTCGAAGCTGTTGAATTCTTAATCGCACTAGGTACTTTAGCAGATGCTGACGCAACTTTAACAGTTCTTGTTGAAGATTCAGATGACAACTCCGCATGGGCTGCTGTTGCTGACGACTTCCTATTAGGTGTTGAAAATATGGGCTTGGACTTTGCTGACGACTTAGCGACAGGTAAAATCGGTTATGTGGGCGACAAGCGTTACGTTCGCGTAACTGTAACACCTGCAAACAACACAGGCTCCTTACCGATAGCTATAGTAGCATTGGGCGCGTTTGGGATCAGTGCGAAACAAACAACTCAAGTTGTCTAATTGAAATGGCTTGCGTATCTGACACCAGCATGCATTGTACGCATGTGGGAACAGGGCTGCGCAAGCCTCCTTCCACCTATCTTTTATTACTTAGTTATTGATTTATACTGTAAGTAAATAAACTTTTAGTACACACAGCCGAAAGGACTGCCTTCCAATGTTGATACGCGCATGGTCAGGACATGAAATACAGCATACAGTACTTGTTACTGGTACCTCTACATTGGTGGTTAGTTTAGATGAAGTCAAGGCTCACTTACGTTTGGACTCTACAGATACTTCCGAGGACACATGGCTTACTATGGCCATCCTAGCTGCAACAGACAGCGTAGAGAAGTTCCTTAAAAGAGATCTTATTACAAAGACATATAGTACATACTTACAATCCTTTGTGTATGAGGCCATAGAGCTTCGCAGAGCGCCATTAGGAAGTATAACCTCTATATCTTACTATGACGTCAATAACGCACTACAGACGCTTCCTGGTACCGCATACACCACACATGTTACTAATGGGTTCTCGATGGTTACTACAGCGCCTGAGCAAGCATGGCCTGATACATACGATAGACCACAAGCAGTTCAGATATTGTTTACAGCAGGGTATGGTGCTTCAGGAAGTTCCGTACCAGCTCCTATAAGAATGGCCCTTCTTAACCTAGTAGCTTCTGTATACAGTAACAGGGGTGATTGTGATACAGGTACATGTGATTGTTCTGGTATGATTGCAGGTAATGTTAAATCTATGCTTCAACCATATAGGATAGCAGAGCTTAACGTAAACTCACCAAGTCAGAGGCTATTCTAGTATAAGGAGTTTACTGACATGGTTAAATGTACAAAGGTATGTATAGGTGAATTGAATAAGAAACTCGTGTTTCAGACAAGAGTACAGACATTTGGAAATGCGGATAGTGTAGACATAACGGAAGTGTTTACTTCAGTAGCAACTATGTGGGGTAAGTTAACAACTATACCACAAACAGGTAATAAGTTTAATGGAGTAGAGATTGACTCTATCCCAACTCACTTAGCTATAATTAGATATAATGCTTCTATCAATGCTGAGTGCTGGATGTTATTTAATAGTAGAAGGTTTGAGATCCTTCATATTTCTAACATAGACGAGGATGGTAAGTTCATGTCTATTGAGCTAAGAGAGACTGGTTTAGACTCTTTGGAGGCAGCTAAAGTAGGTAGGTAATATAGGGACGTATCCTTGTGTGTCCTACTGTACAATATAGTACGATCACCCCATCTTGTCAAGGGGTAAAACACCAAAAAATGTAAAATAATTCAAATATAGTAATAAATAATTCATATAACAAAAGCGAGTTGGTATAAAAGATGTCTGGATCATTTACTGTTAGTGGTATGGAAGACCTTGGTAGGTGCATGGGAAGACTTAAAACATTAAATGTTCCTATACAGAGAGCAACTAGACGAGCTGGTAAGCTGTGGGTCGACCAAATAAGAGCCGGTATGACAGCTGCTGGGTCTCCGTCATCACCTGGCGATTATCCAGGCGTTAGGTCCGGGGCACTACGAGGTTCGATACAATACTTTGTGATTGGAAATGACGAGCTACACGTAGGTACCAACGTCCATTACGCTAGGTATTTAGAAGAGGGTACAAGCCGCATGGCATCCAGGCCAATCATTGGAAACAAGCTCGAGCTCAGCGGCCTACTTGAAACGTTCAGGCATATATTGATAACTGAAATTAACATCCATCTAATGAGGTAAGGGCAGATGAAAGCAAAAGATATTATCCACGCCCTCAGGACTCGCTTACCTATTATAACGGATACCTTCTCAACCAATATAAATATAAACACTCTTGTAAAGACGTCCGGGACAGTTACTGCTACCACCGCTTCCCCTCATGGGCTTATCACCGGTAATTACGTTTGTATTGTTGGAGCTAAGTGGAAAACTCCCATAGCTACTATAGTGCGATCTGGTACAATAGCAACTGTTACCTGTTCAGCCGACCACGACCTAACAGAAGACTTTCCGGAGGCTGAGTACGTGGATATAATAGGCGCTAACGAGGCTAACTTCAACGGCTCCTTCGAGTTACTAACCGTACCAAATCGACGCGTGTTCACGATAGCGATAGCTGATTCAGGGGCCACAGAAGCAACAGGTACAATGTTTCTACTGGAACCATGGAGATACGGACTAAACGGCTGGCAGCAAGTAACTGTGTCATCTAGTACCGTGTTTACTTATGAAACAGATGGGGTTGCTGACGCAGTTGGCTACGGTACAATGCAAATGAGAAAAGCTATTCGAGTCAGCGGAGCTATTAACGCCGGGCGCGCCGAATCAGCTTACACAGAGCTCAACACAAACCAACTAACAGCCTTCGTTGTCCTGGGGGAAGTCATTGCCAGTAAATCTAGGCATTCCACCATAGACGCTATTCACTCTGCTGGGCGGCAAACAGTCTATAGACAAATGCTTCTCAATAATATATATGTGTATCTTTTCGTACCGACTCATACAGATGCGACAGGTAGAGCGGCACGAGATGATGTGACGGATATTGCTAAATATATATTTAAGGCAATATTAGGGGACAACTACCCAACCTACTTTACTAACGACCCTGCAACAACACTAGCTCTCGTATCTCACGGGCAGATTGTGTATAAAGGTGCTTATTACATTCATGAGTTTCACTTCGAGGCTCAGTCAGACATTACGAATGAAGACATAGCGTCCCCTGACGTTACACGTGCATTTAGAGATATTCACATTGACTACCTCTACGATGATCTCGAGACAATACTACTCACACAAGACACGAATCTAGATGATGAGCCTCTTTGATAGGAATAAGGAATTACAAAATGACCAAGATTAATCTCCCGAATACAACTTTTAACATACTAGCTGACAACCAAGATGTCCAAAATAACCCGCACAGGGTTCTTGTTGTCGCTCAGTTAATATCCGGAACAGCTAGCCCTGCAGTTATCATAGAGAATGTCGGCTCCAATGGAGAAGAGGATACTTTGTTTGGCCTGCAGTCCCATGCAGCAGCTGTTGTTCGCGCCTTCCGGGCTATTAACAAAGAGACTCCTGTTGATGTTGTCGCGTATAGCAATGCAGGCGGTACCGCAGCTACTGGAACTATCGCTTTTTCGGGAACCGCAACAGCTGCCGGTACAATTAGCGTTGTAATTGGTTCAAATAGAACAAACACCTACCAAATTGCAGTAGCTTCTGGAGATACCGCAACTACAGTCGGCGCAGCGCTAGTAACAGCTATCGGAGCAGACACCCGCGCTCTTGTCTCCGCAGTCAACACAACTGGATCTGTAGCTCTGACAGCAATGAACAAAGGAACTGTCGGAAATACACTACCTCTCGAAGTACTAACTGTGCCAGCTGGTCTTTCTGTTACGATTACGGCAATGGCTTCAGGTGCAACAGACCCAACAATCTCTGGTCTCCAAGCCCTTATCGCTGGACGTAGGTACCAAGGTATCGTATTTCCTGGCACATGGTCGGTTGCTACTCTTGACACAATTATGGACACACGACTTAATGCTTCTGGTGTTGTACTTGATGGCATCGCCTGTGTTGCACAAGCAGAATCTGCAGCTAACCTAGCTACCTGGATTGCTTCTCTCAACAACCCGCTTATTATTGGGTTTGGAGAAAAGAAAGAAGCTCTGGCGTACTTGAAAGGTGCAAGCCACCGTGAAGTTCCTGACCATATATCAGCTATGTTCATGGCGATCCGTGCCCTGCGCTTAACAGAAGAGGCTCACATTGCAAACTATGTCCTGTCCACCAACAACGGTAAAGACCAGTTTGGCGGAACACATACAGCTTCTCTACCGTACTTTAACACACCGATCAGTCTTATCCCTGTTCTACGTGCCGGTGAAGGCTTTACGACAGCCGAAATTGCTACTTTGAAAGCTGCTTGTGTAAGTGTTATTGGAAATAACATAGCAGACAACACAACCATTATAGGAGAAGTTGTTACCACATACAAAACAGATGCGGCCGGGAACCCTAACACATCTTTCAAATACCTTGAAGCTATTGATACAATGTCTCAGATTCGCGAATACTTCCATAACAATTGCCGAGCTCAATACGCGCAATGCCGTCTAACAACAGGTAATTTAATCCCTGGTTTGACAATGGCAAACGCTGCATCGATCAAAGCTTTCGTTGTTAGCCTTTACGATGACCTAGCTGCAGAAGGCTTGGTTATAGATGGGGAAAACGCGATTAAATACTTTAAACGTAACCTACGCATCGAATTGAACATGACAACCGGAACCGTTGAAATTGACATGAACGTACCTGTGGTAGTTCAGCTACGTACAATTCTTGGTAATTGCCGTATTTCTTTTACAACCGAAAATTAAACTAAGATACACAGGGAGACATAAATGGCTATTCAACGTAAACTGGTTAACCCGGCGCTGATCATCGATAACTTGGTGGTTGCTTATGTCCCCAACTCTATCCGGTATACGGAAGGGTTTGGGGAGCAGCAATTCCGCACACAAACCGGCGGTGGCGGAACCATTCAACAGATCGTTATTGATGATCTAAGCAAAAAACGCTCTATGGTTAAATTCAAAATCGAAGGCACTGTTGAGAATATTGAATTCTTTCGTATTATTAAAGCGAACCAAGACGGTCACGTGGTCACTATTTCCGATGGGGACTTCACACGGACCATGACAGGCGCTCTTTTGGTATCTGATTATGAAGTAGACTTGAGCAACGAAGGCGAGATAGAGCTTGAATTTGTTGGCAATCCGATGAGATAATGGAAGGTGCTACTCAGGTAGTCATTTAAAACATTGTTTAAAGGCCATACAGGTATGCTACAGCCCCTTCTAGCGTATTTCGGCTAGGTAGGCAAGGGTTGAATCTAAAGCCCGTGTACGTGCGTGTATGGCTGTTTAAACACTATATGGAAAAGACACTATCTGGATGGCGGTCCGGACAGGAAAGGAATTCAGAAATATGAACAGTTTTTCATTTACATTAAAGAAGCCGGTGGAACTTGCCAAGAAAGGCGATGTAGAACTGGTATTCGAACTTGAGATTAGAGCCCCTACCGGGCAAAACAGAGCACAGCTTATTCGCCTGAAACAAGGGTTCATAAAAGCGATACATGACAATATCGCCACACATAAACAAGGAGCTGCTCCAGCCCCAGCAAACGCTACTACTGACAATGAGTCTGATAATCCTTTTGAAAACACAACCCCGCAAGAGGTTATAGGTGTTCTCTATAATTCCAACGTCGACCTTGTTTTAATTCAAGAAGAATTCAAGAAGCTACTGATGGCTGGAGGTGCGTTTGCGGACGGAGTTCAGCTAACTGGGTATCACCTAGACAGGCTTGATTTCGATGACTTCGAGGCGATCCTGGGGCAGTACTTAAAGGTTTTTATCGCACCCTCTTTGATCTAGATCTTGAAAAGAACCTGCTATACTACTTTGGCAGGTTGATGATCTTTTTCAAAGGTGGGATGACATATGAAGGCCTTATGAACATGCCGCTACCGGAATTACAGGAATGGATAGACGTCGGTATTAAGATTATTAAAGAAGACGAGCGCGAAGCAAAAAGAAAAGGGTAAGTCAGATGGCTAATTTTAATGTCGAAGGTGTGGTACGTTTAACCGACCAATTCAGCGCAACAGCAAGTAAGATAACCGCTGCCAGTGAAAAAATGAGCAGAGGTATGGAAGTTTTGAAGACACGCGCTAAACAACTTGCAGGTGTTCTCAGCCTAGCTTTTATCGGAAATAAGTTGAAGCATGGTTTCCTTGAAGGGGCCGCTGAGGAGAAGTTGGTTCGTCGATTCGATCACTTTTTCACGGCTGTTCAAAGTAAAGTAGGCATGACCAAAGACGTCCTTATGAAAGAGATTGAGGACTTAAAGTCCTTATCCGGGTTTGATGTTGAAGACATTATGGGGAATGTTACCGCGCCATTGTTAAGAAGCGGCAAGGTGACAGGAGCGAACCTCCTTCGAGCTCAGCAGTTAGCAGCCAACATCGCAGCTATGAACGGTAACGATGGAGCTGCGCTACAAGAAGCAGGTTCCCGAATCGCACAAGCTATGTCGAATCCAATGCGTGCGATGCGTATGGTTCGTGAGTTCATGAGCCCTGAAGAGTTCGAGAAACTAAAGCAAAGTATGAAAGGTCTAAAAAGCAGCGATGTGGCTGGACTACAAGATCAGATACTTAAAGCTTTAGAGAGTAAGTACAAGAGCGGTGCGGCAAGCATGGCCGACTCTATGTCGACAACTCTGCTCAGACTTAATGGGGCAGTTGGCGATATAAACTCCGGTATCGGTAACCTTATCAACTCCGCGCTTGGGGATGAGCTGAGATCTTGGGCAAGTGACGCACAAGAGTTAGCCTCTAAATTCTCCAATATTGGCTTAGAGCTTAAGAAGATACAGGGGTTTGGTGGAAAGCTTGACTATCTGTTTGACGCCTTTATGACAGCTCCTCCAGCTATTCGAGCGACCACAGTTGCTATTATGGGGCTCGGCGCCGCAATAGGCGGAGCAATTCTAGCAGCCATGGGACCTGTAGGATGGGCGATATTAGGGATAACGGCTGCGGTAGCCACTATAGCTTATTACTGGGACCCGATTAAGGCAGGCATCCAGGGCGTAGCTACAGAAATGACGCGGCTGTGGCAATCGTTCGCGATGACCGAAAGTGGTGTAACTGCTATTAACTTACTGAAGGCCGCCTTCCAAGGGCTGCAATCCTACATTGGTTTCTTGGTAGATTACTGGGTAGGAGCGTTTGAGAAGGTACTAGCTGTCGTCAATAAAGTATCTTCTACACTCTCTTCGGTTGGTTCAGTGATAGGGCAGACCTTTAGTGCTATGAACTCTCCACAGTTTGAAGGCGGGGACGCAGAAGCTGACTTTTATGTTAACCAGGGAAAGATTCCGGCTGCGCCAGGAATTCAAGGAGTCCCGCAACTAGGCGCTAAAGCGGAAGCTAAAGTAGACGGCCAGGTAAACATCACCATAAACGATAAAACCGGGGCGGCTACTGTAAACAGTACCTCCGCCGGAAACGTTCCAGTTAACGTAGGAAAGACGGCCGGTGGCGCGTACTCCTCAAATGGTCGCAGGCTACCAGCCGGTAGGTAATAAGCATAGGGAGGATCCATTGTTAGATCTAAACTCACTAAGTCCAGGATCGTTTAATGGGTCCGAATTTCTTATTGAAGAAAGCCAGGTGTCTGGGGGCCGTAAGGTAATTGTCCATGAGTTCCCAAACCAAGATACGCGGTATGTAGAAGATTTAGGATTACTAAATGAGACAATAAGAATCACGGCGGCAATCCCGACCGCTTCTTATTTCGCAGGTAGGGACTCCTTAAAAGCTTCGTTGGAATCCACGGGCTATGGGACTTTGATTCACCCATTCTATGGAATACGTTCAGCAGTTTGCACCGGATACGATATAGACGAGAGCCCCTCCAGTCTAGGGTACGTTAAAATTGTTATGACCTTGGTGGTCGGACAAGAGTTAAACTTCCCGGCTGGGGGCGGCTCACTATCCGGGATTCTTGGAGCTATCTCCTATGTCTTCTCAGTCTTTACAAGCGAGATGGATGATTCCTACGCACCAGAAACACTTCCGGCTAACGCTCGATCGACACTACAAGGACTGAACACCAGCATTGTAAACAGCTTTATCTCAGGGACCAACAACTACACTGTTAGAGAAGATCTAGACTACTCGGCTCTAGGGGAATTTCTAATAGCCGCGGAAGAGTACGAACGGGACAACAGTCTATTAGGCCCTGGCTCAGAAGTTGCTACTAGATACCTGGAATTGCTTACAAAGGTTGACAGTGTAACATTGTCTGGAACCGGAGGTTTCTCAGCGGCTAGTTCAGCTAGACAGGCAGTAAACACAGCGTTAGGTATCTACCAATCTAATTTCTCATCCGAATACACGATGTCAAGGACTATCCTTGCTCTCATGGTTGACGTTGGCCTGGTCCAGCTTATGCTCAAGAACCTCGTGGTCTGTAACTTTACCACAGTTGCGGACTTAGACGGTAAGGTCGCTGATGTGACAGCAGCGTACGAGGGAATTATCTCCAAGATAGATACCGTAGACGAGTTGTCTAGTCAGGTAGTTACACGTGCTGTGAAAAAAGTAGTCAGTTTCGCGGGCACAAGAGACGCTCTGACAAGCGCTTTTCAGTTGAGTATGGACAAAGCAAGCCAAGATAGGACAAGGCTCCCGTACGTAACCTACGTTTCGTGGGGAGTACATTCTGTGACAGGACTGACATACGCACTGTATGGTTCCCTAGAGAAAGACGAATCAATTCGAGAACTTAACCGTAGTAAATATCCAGACACTACAGCACTTGACATAGCCACAGCAGTTCTCACTAGCAGCGCTTGATATGGAAGGATAATTGACCATGATCTCACTAGTTGTAGCAGGTACAGAGTACACTAACTGGACTAGATCAGAAGTAACCCGGTCTTTATCGGATATAAGTGGCAGCTTTGTTTTAGACTTAGTAGCTGACAAAGCTACTCCATTTCCGGTACGTCCAGAAGATCCATGCACGATCCTGATCAACGGACAAACTGTACTGACAGGGTACGTAGATTCTGTTGAGGTCGAGTACAGCTATTCCCAGCATATTATTCGGGTTCAGGGGCGTGACGTAACGTGCGATATCGTAGACTCTCATTGCGATAATGGGCTAGAGTTTAAAGCGCCAATATCAATGGAAGAGGTTTGCCGCAAAACCCTTGAAGCCGCCGGGCTCTCAAATGTTCAAGTAAAAAATACGGTACAAGGACTGAAACCTTTCTCCAAAGAAGAGCTTATCTCCGGGAAGATTGGTGAGAAGTGTTTTGATTTCATGGACAAGTACGCTCTTAAGCGTCAGGTAGTACTCACAACAGACGGGCTTGGTTCTTTAGTCATCGCTAGGGCATCTACAGAGTCCACAGGATATGTGTTGCAGAACAGTATAGACAACCCATTCAACACTATCCTGCGCGCTTCTGTAATCTACGACCACAAGGACCGGTACAATAAATACATATTTGTTTCCCAAGCAAACTATTCGGCTGACCCAAAGAAAACAGAAAAAGTTGCCAAGACTACACACCGCAGATCAGAAGCAATAGACTCAGAGGTTCGCGCCACCCGCCAGTATGTAGCTATTGATGAAGGAAGCTCTCCAGAAGCTGCTATGAAAGATAGGGCGTCGTGGGAAAAGAATATACGGAAAGCCAACAGCTTTAAATACAAAGCAACCCTGGTAGGGCATTCACCAGTAGGTCATGAAGGGGTCGCATACAAGCCAAACGAACTATTCCAGGTAGAAGATGATTGGGCAAGCGTCTATGAAGAGCTACTGGTAGTCGAAGTCGTGTGTGAGTTATCGGTCCAGTCAGGAAGTCTAACGACTCTGACACTAATGTCTAGGGACGCGTTCGAACTTCTACGAGAGCAGAACGCGGGCAAAGGAGCCACAGATTCCGGACAGCCTTCTGGCGCCGGAGCTACTACCGCACCCTCATCGAATTCATTGTCAAGTTACAATAACGACACGTCAAACTTTGCTAGTAAATATAAAGAGAAGAGGTAACCCATGGAACGTGAAATAACACCTGAAGAGAAGATCGTTGCTGAGTTCGAAGGCCTTAGGCTAGAGGCGTACTTATGCCCAGCCGGTGTTCTTACAATTGGATACGGGCATACCGGGCCAGATGTGTTTCATGGACAGGTTATCACTAAAGAAGAAGCCGCGGACCTACTTTATACAGACCTGAATAAGTTCCGCCAGGCAGTCGTTAGTCTAGTTGACGTACCTCTGAACAGCAACCAGTTTGGTGCTCTTGTGTCCTTTGTGTATAATGTAGGTATCGGCGCATTCAAAGCCTCTACATTACTACGTAAATTAAACCAAGAAGACTATGAAGGTGCTGCTAACGAATTCAAACGTTGGAACAAAGGCGGTGGACAAGTTCTCAGAGGACTTGTTAGACGCCGGGCGGCTGAGGAAGCACTGTTTCGGCTACCCACCTAACCCAAAACCCTAAACGCTGTGTATGGTCTTCTAAACGCGTTCTAGAACTATATGATCTTTTAATTCTAACTTAGTTAAATTGCATAGGAAATCCAGATGGCTGACAGTAATATACGACGTGGATATACCCTAGAGGTTCAAAAGGACGCGGACAACTACCCAGTAGTGAAGACGGAGTACTTTGGGCAGAAATGTGAAGTTGAGGTAATCTCACCGTATGGCATCTATAGCGGTATTCCAAAAGAAGCTGAGGGAGTTATCCTAAACATCGGACGGAACGAGGAAAACCGGGTAGCTATACTGGATACCCCGCGGACAAGGTTTAAGAACCTAAAGGCCGGGGAGCTAGTACTCGGTAACACAATGACGCGCTCTAATATGAAGTTTAGTGAAGATAAGAGTATTAATATTACTGGAGCGAATAATACTTTGATTGTGATTGATGCGGACGGAAATGTTAGTATAACAACAGCCGGCACGTTTACAATTAATGCCACCGGTAACGTTGTTATCAATGGAGCTGAGATTCACCTGAACGGGTCGTCGGTTGGTCTAGCGAGACTTGGAGACAGTACCCAAACAGGTGGTCTTATTACAAGTGCAAGTACAACAGTCAAAGTAGGGTAGGGCTTTAGGTTACATGGGTGAGTTTACCTGGCTTTTCGTCCGTACGTAAGTTTTTGGAAAGGAGTTCCTGTGATGACGATCCCAGCTTTAGATTTAAAACTAGTGCCGGTCCTGTCAGATGATACGTCATTAGAGTATTACGATCTTGAGCTTACAGACCTTGGAGACATCACCTCGGCAGATGGTTATGCGTCCCAAATACTTGTGTCTATCTTCGGGCAAAGAAGAGCAAAGAGCTACGAGGTAGGCGAGCCTAGATACAGACGCGGCTGGTGGGGAAACACATTATACGCCGACGGTCATGAAGATGGATCTCGTCTCTGGCTTCTGGAGCAAAGCAGACTAACACAAGGTATACTGAGACTTGCGGAGCAGTATACACTAGAGTCCCTTCAATGGATGCGCTCTGATCTAGACATTAAAGATATCCAGGCAACGGCTACAGCGAAACTGCAAAATAACGCTCCAGTAGTTGTTTTAGATATCCGTCTTATACGAAACACTAATGAGTCAACGAGTACTACGTTTACCGTGTGGTCCTCAACTAAGTAATTTAGGAGTAGGTTTTATGTCGATAAAGTTCCCACGCAATCGTAAAGAGATTTCTGATCGCATGAAGTCTGAGGTAAAATCTGCTCTGCCCGGCTCCGATCCCTACTTGAAAAACAGTTTCCTAGGCGCTCTTCTGACCTCCTTGGCCGGCCGGGTGTATGAATCATATCTTCAGTTGAAGAATGCCTTGCTTGAAATGTTTCCCGATACAGCCTCTGGAATTTTTCTGGATCGTTGGGGCAGTTATGTGGGTATAAACCGCCTACCTCCTAGTGTTAGTAGAGGGGCCGCTGTGTTCACAGGGACTCACGGATCCCTAGTACCGGCTGGAACAGTGGTATCATCCTCTGAAGGCGTTACCTATCAAACGCTAACCGACGGGTACATCGCCAACACGGTAATAACCCTCAGCTCCTTGACTAGGGCTGGTTCAACTGCTACCGCCGTAACGACAGGTGTTCACAACTTTGCATCCGGAATGGAAGTTGTAATTGCAGGGGCGACTCCTTCCGGGTACAACGGCACACAAACTATTACAGTCGTAGACGCAACTACTTTTTCTTTCTCCGTTGATTCCTCACTGTCCGCAAGCCCGACAGGCACCATTTCAGCAACAGCCACCTTTGTTGCCTTAGACATGCGCTCTGTAGAGACAGGGTCTGTGACAAACATAAACGCCGGTACAGAGCTGACTTTGAACGTAGTTTTAACCGGAGTAGATAGTACTGTATTCACTTCACTGGACGGATTCACTGGTGGGGAAGATCTTGAAAAAGATTACGCCTACAGAGATAGAGTCCTTTACCGGTACCAGAATCCGGTAGCTTTGTTCAACACCGCAGCCATTACTAACAAAGTATTTGAGGTGCCAGGTGTTAGCCGTGTTTGGGTCCACCAAGCTGGAACTAATGGCGTGCTGTCTCCTATCTCAGGTATCACTAGAAGCGGAAACTTCGCTACATTAACATACCCAGGACGTCACTTCATAGAAGACGGTCAGTATATTCAAGTAAGCGGAGCAGATCAAGCAGCCTACAATCGTCGTACTAAATGCTTGTCTCTCTCAGATACAACTGTAGGGTACTTTGTGGACGGCAGTCCGACTACCCCGGCCACCTCGGCTGGCGGGCTATACTGTCAAGCACAGATACCAGGAGGTCAGGTGAAGATCTACAGTGCTTTCGATGCGCGTGCAGACCCTATTCCAACATACACTGATTTGGCAACTATCACAGAAAAAGTACTGTCCATTAAACCTGCTCACGTGGCTGATGGGGACGTGTTCGTACTAGCTCCTGTCAGGAAAACAGTCGACTTTGTATTTACATCACTTACACCTAACTCTACCGCTGCTCAAGACGCCATTACAACTGCTCTACAAGCTTTGTTCTCACAAGATACATCTGTTGGAGTGAGTATTCAAGACTCGGCATATATTGCAGCTATATGGCAAGCTACCGACTCCGTTGGTACGACGATTAGGGATTTTACGTTAAGCTCTCCCTCCGGGGACGTCACCGTCGCTGACGGCGAGCTGCCAGTTCTCGGGACAATTACCTTCCCATAATGCTTAAGAACTTATTTCAGGAGGCCTGATAAATGGGAACCCCTATATTTAACCCCCGGTCGTTAGACACACATTTACAAACAGTGGTTGAATTACTCCCCGGGGGAAGGCCTTTCCTGGCTGCCCAGATACCGGGGACAACCTTTAGAAAGATGCTTCTTGGGCTTGTGTCCATTATTAAAGACCATGAAGATACGTTATTACAAATAACAGAAGAGCATTATATAACGGACACTACCCTTCTTATTGATCAATGGGAGCGGGCGTTAGGGTTACCGGATCGATGTCTTTCTGTGTCCGGTAAGACGTTGTTTGAGAGGCGTAACCAAGTATTATTCAAGCTGGCCGCCAGCATTCAAACCGCTGAGGATTTCGTCTACGTCTGTAGCTTTGTAGGAATTGATATTCGAATCCGGCCATGCGCGTCTTATGGTATTTTCGCACTACCATTTGGCGTTACTTGCTTTGATCGACCGCAGACAGCCCGGTTTACCGCGCACGTAACAGTGCTCGTAGACTCATTTCCAAACCTGTTTCCATTGGACTTTCCTATTTCTTTTGGAAGCTCAACAGTAGATAAGATTATATGTTTCCTACGTCGAATAATTCCAGCGAATTCCCTTCTCTTATTTAATTACGAACTCAATGATCAGAGTTCTTTTATCCTTGAGAATGGTTCTAAGTACTTGGTTACAGAAGACGGTTATTACTTAACCCCAGAATAAGATAGAAGGAAAGAGATTACACTATGTCAAACAAGAAAATATCGCAGCTTCCGGACGGCGGTACCATTTCCGCGCTGGACCTAGTTCCGATAGTTCGGTCTGGGGTCAACTACACAGTAGCCGGGTTTGGGTCTATGTCGTTACAGGAGGCTTCTAATATCAACGTCACTGGAGGCACGGCTAGTGGAGTTACCCTAACCAACCCAGTGATTGGAACCATTAAAGACGGTAGTTCTAACACTGCTTTTGTCATTTCCCCAAGCTCAAGTGCTGTATCATATGTGACGGTAACAAGCGCTGCCAGTGGTAGCCACCCTTCCATAAACGCCACCGGAAGCCCTACCGACCTACACTTAGTTTTAGGAGCTAAGGGTACTGGCGTCGTTAAACTGTACCCCGGATCTTCTTCCGACAGCACCTATTTGTACCGTGGAAGCGGGCTGTACTACGCAGAAATAACAACGGGTGCTTTAGGCGCCAATAGAGTGTACACGCTACCAAACAAAAGCGGTACATTCGCAATGACTAGCGATCTGCCGGTATACGGGACAATCTATGGGACAGCAAATGAAGTTACGGTAGTTAACGGGGACCTGGCCACTGGTAACCCTATAATCTCCTTACCCTCCGCGCTAACATTCACTGGAAAAACAGTGACTGGTGGTGTTTTTACATACCCAAGTATTGCCGTTAAGACCACTGAGTTTTCTATTCGGGATAATAGCGACACAACAAAAATAGGGACATTCTCGGCTTCCAGTATTGGAACCTCTACAACCAGAGCATACACCCTACCTAATGCTAATGGTACTTTGGCTCTTACACTAGATATCCCGGTAGCTGCTAGTATCTCGGACCAGGAATCGGCATCCTCCTCAGCCGTGTTTGTCACCCCTGCAGTTCAGCAGAGTCACCCGTCAGCGGCTAAAGCATGGGTTGTATGCGACGACGTTGGGACCATCACAGCAAGTTACAACATAACGAGTGTCACTGATGCAGGCACAGGGCTACTCACAGTTACTATAGCTACAGATTTCAGTAGTGCAAACTACTGTATTACCGCAACGGCCCGGACAGGCTCCGACATGTTCATAACCTGCACATCTCAAGCAGCAGGCAGTGCTGACTTCGGGTGTTGGAATGCTTCTGGAGCACTTGCGGATCCTGTACGCTGGATGATAACGATGTATGGAGATCAATAATGAGAGTAGTATATAAAGACCCGGACTCTGACGGAGTTATTGTGGTAACTCCTATCAATAAAGAGGTGCTTGAAGAACAGTTTGGAGAGCTCACCGTTCCTGAATATGAAAGCTTGATACTTAGAGGAGTTCCCGCTGACGTTACGGAATATTTCGTTCTAACAGTTGAAGATTTGCCGGCGGACAGAGAATATAGAGCTGCTTGGAGGCTATCTCCAGAAGGCGCTGTATATATCGATCTACAGCTTGCAACTAAAATGTCTTTGGAAAGAATACGAGAAAAGAGAGCACCTCTGCTTGTCGAATCAGACAATCTCTTTATGCGAGAAGTTGAACTCGATAACAAGGAGAAAATTGCTGAGCTTAAAATCTACAGGCAGCAACTTCGCGACGTTACCGCCGACGTAAAAACAGTCCAGTCGATTGCTGAGCTGATAACCGCTATGGAAGCTGCGTACCTATTTCTAGACACCACATTCAATGGAGCAAATTTAAATGATTAACATTTCAAATAAAACAGATGGTGTAGATACCCTCGCGGCTTCTGAGTTTAACGACCTCAAAAATGAAATTCAGAATGTCATCACCTCGTCCGGCCTGGCACTGACAACAGCAGACCTAGCACAGTTAGGTAAAGCAGTAGCAATGTACAGTGCGGGTGCTGATTACTACACAGACACTGGAACAGTCAACACCTACGTACTAGGAGCTGTTGGATCAAAACAAACACCAAGCACCTATTTCCTAGGTATGCGTGTGCGTTTCCTGCCAACAAATGCTAACACAGGTGCTTCTACTGTAAACGTAGCAGGTCTTGGTGCCAAAGCTATTTTACGTACGTTCAACCCGACGCAGCTAGGAGACATTACCACCGGCCGTCACGTCGAGCTCGTGTACAACGGATCAGAGTTCTCCATCGTTAACGCTGGCGACCTCGGAGCTTCAGCTAGCACATTTCCAATCTCTGCTGGTGGGCGACTAACGATCAGCTCCTCAGATCCCGTTGGCTCTGGTACCGGGTCTACCATCTACTACCTGCCGTACAACGATAACAGGCTTTCTCTTTGGAACGGGTCTACCTGGTCTACCTACGCGTTCACAAGTATCTCAGCTGCTGTACCTGCGGCAGCCACCCAGATCTATGATGTTTGGGGATTTATCACAGGAGGAGCACCTGCACTAGAGTTTACAGGCTGGACAAATGACACAACACGTGCGACAGCACTAACCAGGCATCAAGGTGTTCTTGTGAAGTCAGGGGACGCAACTCGTCGTTACCTTGGAACCATTAGAACAGGTTCGTCCGCTGGTGTTGTACATGATACCACAGCACGCAGGTTTGTATGGAACTATTACAACCGTATAAACAGGAAAGGTGAGGGTACTGTACCTACTGCCAGCTGGGTGTACGACGGATCTACGCCACGTGCGTGTAACGCTAACACAACAGAAGGTGAAGGACGTGTGGCCCTAGTTGTTGGTGTTCTTGAAGAAGCTGTCCAAATCAGAAGCAAGTCTACAGTCGAAACAGACAGTGCTTCTCCAGTACGCCCGTTGTCCGCAGGATTTGGGGTCAACAGTACAACGGTTCTTTCAGGTTACACAAACCAGCACGTAGCTTTGGCAGGTAACGCAATTATCATGGGGGTTTCTGAACCATTTGAATTGGCGTACGCTGGTTTCCATTATATCCAGAACATGGAAGACACCAATGGCACACCAGTAAACACATGGTATGGTAACAGTACTGATACGAATGCTATTGGGTTTATTGCTCGCATGTAGCCACAGTCGGGGACTTCGGTCCCCCATCTTCCAGCACTACAGGGGAAAGAGTCGTCTGATGAATAGTAGAAATGATAGAGACAGGACCGTCTCAGAGGTCCGTACGCGCCCGCGAGAAAAGCGGTTAACTGACGCGCAGGATATGACTCACCTGGCTTCCTCGCTCATCCTAGAGCGCCTGGAAGCTATTCAAGATAGTCTTAATACAATGCACAAAGATGTGCGTGAATTACAGGATGATATGCTCCGTAGAAATACGGTAAAGAAGCTATTGATAGCTGTTGGAAGCGGGATGTTAGCCGCCTTTGTTTGGAGCGTCGAGAAACTTATATCAATGAAAAGTTAATACGAAAATTAAACCTACACCTGTCCTAATTTAAAGTAGGTATACCTTCCCCCCCCCATTCCTACAATCCATGATATAGTTCTCTATGTTCATTTGTCAACCTCCCTATTATTAAATATTTTAAAGGTATTAAAAAATGTTTCAATTACTGCTCCCAATCCTAGGAAACATCCTGAGTAATGTCGTTGACCGGGTATTACCAGGGGACAATCCTGAAATAGCTAAGATAAAGTTACAGATGCAGCAAGAGCTTAATACAGCTATGCTAAATGTAAACCTGGAGCAGTTAAAGATCAATGCCGCTGAGGCAGGGAACCCGAACCGAACATGGCTTACATGGAGAGAGGCCCTGGGATACATCTGTGTGTTCGCAGTTGCCTATCACTTTATCTTTCAACCAATGATTGCGTTTGGGTTAAGTGCTTGTGGGGTTGTATTTGTACTACCTACCCTAGAGACAGCTAACCTGATGTCTATCCTTGCTGGTATGCTGGGTATTCACTACACAGACTCTAGGTTTAACAGTCCTGAAGGTTCTATGCCAAACGTGCCTAAGGCCTCTGTAGGAGGTCGTATAGCACCACAGAATCAGCATGGTATTGATTACTCAAAAGGACGTGTTGTGGATGGTGCATGGGTGCCGGACGGTAATTGAGGTATTTATAGATTATACAGAAGGTGTATGTTTAGCAGCATCTTCTGTATATTTATTGAATGGTATATAAAACTGGGAATAGTTCACTCTGGTGGTGAATAACGTGTGGATATGTATGTAAGGGTGTATTAGACATGCTGGGCACATGCTTAGTATGCCCTTACATACATGTTCAGATAGGCGGCTCAGGACCACCAAGACGGCCCGTGGGACGCCATTAAACCTGCTGCTTTATGATTGAGAGCATGCCATTCAAGTATATATTCTCGATCCATTCTGTCACTTTGGACAGTATCTGCCAGCTGAATCAGTCTATCGAGTACTTCTATATATTCTTTCAGGGAATCTAGATTGTCTTCTGTATTACGCCCAAGGACCTTTAGTATACTTGCAGCCTCTGTTCTTTGTGAAATCAGGATATATACAAAATCACAATGGACTTCTTCAGGATTGTATGTCATTCTCGGCCTCCGCTAGCATTGTATAAGCTTTCTCAACAACTTCTTCAATTTCCCTAGATGTTAGTTCCATATAGTACCGTGTTGAATACAGGTCTATAAGTTCTCTAACCTCTACCATCTCCTCATCTGTCAGTGACTTATTGTTGCTTACAATCTCCTCAAGTCGTTCATACCGATAGTCGTGAAGGCTTGGAAGAGACCCATCTACTAAATCAAATGTCTCGTCGCACCATGTTGTTCTGTAAGGTGTAAACTTTGCCATGGCTACCTCCATCTTCTTCTCTGATTACCTTGCCGTCCTATGATAAATAATATAGTTCTTCTAAACTCAATTTCAAGCCCCCAATCCAATCTTTCTTATGATTAGTACGATGATAAGTAATACAACACCTATCTCTACTATATACTCACCAACGAACTGGTCTAGCTTAGATCGGTTTCTTCTTCTTGATTGCTTCTTCATCTTAACTGCTCCCTGGATTCGTCATGGGTTTCTTATATTTAATTAGATAGAATTTTTATTCTTAAAATCAATAGCAAATCACGAAGTTCTTCAATATTATTCCAAAATAATACATAATCTAGATCTTCTGGGTTGATGACACCGGCCTTTGTCATCTCTTTCTTCATCACGGAGAATATTCTATCGAAGTAAGGTGTTTTGTACACTAGGATCGGTATCCTTCTCTTGCTGTAGAGTTGGTTGTGTACACAGATGTCGATAAGCTCGTCTAACGTACCGAGGCCTCCAGGAAGTGCAAGTACAATGTCTGCAAGGTCCTTCATTACCTCCTTACGCTCTCCCATTGTTTCCACAACGTAGCTATCAGTCACATGAATACTAAGGCCCTCAATGTCTAGCAGGTGCTCTGTAATCACACCATGGACCCTTGCTCCCCTGTTACGGAACTCACGGGCCACTGCATTCATAACACCTCTAGCCCCACCTCCGTAAACAAGATCCAGCCCGAACTCTTCTACTAGTAGAGCAGCCGCATCAGCGGTAAGTCGCTCAACTTCTGTGGAAAGGACGCTATCCCGTGCACTACAGTATACGGCTACTGTTTTGTATTCTCTATTCATTACTAGCTCCCTTCCCTTTTCACGTGACGTTAACTATCTTAGGACCGTACTGTTATTTTACGTAACTTTCTGTCCACTGACAGCACTTCCAACATCTTGCCTGTCATATCTTGTAGGTATCCTACGGGTTCTGCAAAGTTAGAAGAGTCGAAGGTAAGCTCTAAAGTACTTCCCACCTCATTACTGACAAGCGGTACAACTAACTTCATTCTAACACTACCAACTATATCCATAACCATCATAGCATAAATCATCTTAAAGATCCTTTCCTTAATTATAAACCAGTAGAGCCAAATCCTGAGGAGCCTCTAGAAGTGTCCACAGCGTCCTCTGGAGCGACTTTATTAAACATACCTCTAAACACAGGGGCGAGAACTAATTGAGCTATCCTGGAGCCTTTAGGAAGGCTTACAGAGCCCTCTAACGTTGTAAGCATTAGTATTACTTTTATTTCACCACGATAATCTGGGTCAACTGTACCTGGGCTGTTTATGACTGTTACGCCTTTCACGGCGAGTCCGGAACGAGGACGAACCTGCAGCTCTAGCCAGGGAGGAATATCTGCAAGAACCAGGCCGGTACGTACAACTACTGGTATGCCTGGTACGAGTTCCACATCCTCTACGCTATGTAGATCAGCTCCTACGGCAAGATCTGACGAGTACACTGGAAGCTTTGCCTCTTCGTGATTGAATGTAAATTTAACAGGATTGTTCATAATAACCTCCTTCAATATAACATATAGTTTTTATTCTCTAATTGTCAATTTATTCGTCTTTTACATTATTATAAAATTCAGTTATCCGTATCCAGGCCGCTTCGGCTTTTGTTATTTCTGGGTACATCTGAACTGCTATTGTGCTATTGATTACAATTAGTTCGAATATAGCTACGTCCTGCATAAATGTTCCAAAATCTATCTCACCGGCAAATAACTTCGGAGTTAGTATGAGCCAAGGAACAAAAATACTAAACTGATTCTGGGACACGGAAAACAAGGTAAAGAAAAATGATGTCTTCAAGTAAGATTTAATTGACAATACTAACTCTCTGAAATTTTCCTTCGCAGTAAAGTCCCCGTTATCCATGTGTATTTTAACTAGAGACGTCCTGTAGTTGGCTTCCCTGACTTTTACGTGGTTGTTAACATCGACCAGCCGACGCCTAAATAGTCCGGCTCCAAGGACAACGATCACAGTATAGATTAAACTACTGTAAAGTATGTGTGGGTTGTTTTTGGAGCCTATAAGGAGTACGACAACGAGAGCTGCTGAAATTACGAACTCTAATGCTACTTTAATAGCCGCATCCGTTGCCAGATTACAGTCCTCTGCAATTCTTTGATCAGGGTTCGTGGCGCCTTTGATCTTTCCTGACTGCACCCAGGATTTAAGAAGCACCTTAGACAGTGACTTACGCACCTCAAGAGCTGTTAAACGGGCTACATAGCTCTTAAAACCTTGTGTGAGAATCAGAACTACGAGGACGGAGGCGAAGAGCATTAGGCCGTAGCTAAGTTCGTCAGCCGCTCGTCGCTCTAGTACGTTGAAGAAAACCTTCCTTACATCTGGAATGAGTTGGGTGGCGTATATTTCTACAGATATGATTGTAAGGAGGAGTAACACTAGGCCGGTTATAAGCCTTTTATCTATTTTAGATAGTAATTTTTTATACATTGGACGGATCTCCTGTGTCCTTATATAACGTATATGAAGACATCAATACCCAGGTATTTAGCAGCTTGAAGCACATGTTTCAGTTCTAGAAACGGTACGATAGGAGGATACCCGTCATAAAGCATCTCGCCAGTCGCCATCTCTAAAGCATCTAAGTCTTCCCAGTAATATATTAATATCTCGCTTGTTTTTGTTTTATCGGACCTTAACTTGAAGGTGTAATTATCACCGGGGACCTTTAGTAAGACCGACCGACCTTTACGTATGAGCGTATGCCCGGATGGTAGAGGATAGATTCCTCCTACGATAGAAGGGTCTAAGGGATCGAATACATTCTGTGAATTCTTAGATACAGTCATGACACGACCTCCATCAGGCTTACACCTTGTTTAAAGCGGCCCAGGACACCGGAAACAGAGGTTCCACGATGTTTTTTATAGCCCCTGCAATATGTTGAATTTCTTTCTGCGCATGTGAGTCAATTCGGAGCTTGTAAACCCGCACATACGCTGCTAGACTACCTGTCCAGATCCACGAGGTCATCATTGACTGCGGAAGGACCATTCGAGCCATCTCAGGAGCTACGCCAGCTTCCAGCATGTCATTATACAGACGTGAAGCATGTCGTAAGTAGTCTTTATAGACGTCTTTTAGGTTAAGTCCGCCCATCTCCTCGATTACCTCTTCTGAGCTCCCCTGCTTGACAGACCCTTCTGGCTTGCGTCTAAACCCATCTGGCATGAAGAATTCAGGATCATCTTTAACATACCGCCGAGATACTTCGTTCTTGTCAAGGATAATTCGATCTCCTGATCCTGCAAAACCAATAACATGTTTCTCTAGTTGTCGCGCAATGAATATAGGTATTGTAACCCTTACCTGTATCTGCGGATGGTGGAAAGGAGATATGTGGTTATGAGAAGCAAGGTAGTTAATAAGCTTAACGTCCTGCTCTCTAATCGTACCGTCATCATTAAGCGCTGATTTCTTAGCAAAACTGACCCTAGCACAATCAGCGACTGTAAGGTCCGATCCCATGTGGTCTACATATTCTACAGAAAGAGTCATGATATTACCTACCTTTATTTCCCTAACAAGTTTTTAATAATAGATCCTAAAGAGCGAAGTATTGATCTTAGACTATTTTTTATGTCAGACCACGGTGACGGGACTGGGTTATTCCGATTTATAAACACTGGTTTCTGGTGTAGGATATCCCCCTTAGGTCCTTCAACTCTATGTAAAGTGAATGTGATAGGCCTTCCTACAGGTGCTGTTTTCATGTAATCTATGTCAACAGCGTACAGTCCTGTGTGGTTACTATACTCAAGTCCCAACATGTCAAACACTCTATAGATTTCTATACCGTCAACTACGCCAGAATCTGCTTTGACGACTACTCTGTCGGTAAATCCTGGTCGAGACACTAGGAAAGAGTCGTCGCCTAGGCGCTCTACTTCTATTACTACAAATGGTTGCATCTCGACCTCCATCAACTATTCAACGGGTTCGTCTATATTAAATCTCTTTATAAACTGCTCTAGCCTGTTTCTGGCTTCTAAAACCTCTACTTCCAGTCTCATCACTTCCACGTTTACACCGTGAAGCGAGTGCGCAGAGGCGCTGATGACGGCCTCTAGGTAATCGTCAGTAACCTCGTATAGTTCTTTACGTAGCTGAATTACTTTTTGTCGTACCGTGTCAGACTCTGCTATGTTAATTACTTTTCCCATTGTACTTATCTCCCAAGGCAAAGGTCGTCGAGTCTTTTCATAGTAAGAACCGCATCATCGTAAGCTTCTTTCGCTTCGATATACTCAGGAAGCTGCTGGTAGTTCTCCAGATGACGCAATCGATTCTCCACCATTTCTAAGTATTTAGTTGTTATTACTACTTTTTCTTTTAGGCTTCTTTTAAGAGCGACGTTTGTCGCCAAGAATATCAAAGCTTCCATTTTAACGTCACTCCCTTATTATGTTAATATCTCATACATAACATTATATAGACTTAAATATCTCAGAGTCAAGACATTCTATCAAATAATTTTACATCAGTATCTCTGAGCGGCCCAAAAACCTTAGAGATCTCCTCCATAACAATACCCGGATCGAAGGATTTACAGGAGTAGACATCTACCATAAGAAGACCTGTTTCGACCCAATGATGGAATGCTATATGTGATGTGGCAAGGTTGATGCTACCTGTCGGCCCCTCATTACCAGGGTCTCTTACGACAACGCATTGGGGTTCTGTGACGGGAACCATACCTATAGCATGCACCAGGTCTGTAAGGAACCTTTTCCCGTCCTCTTCTCTGACGTTCCCAAATTCGGCGTACGTACGCACTAACATATGCTGGTGGATTGGTACAAAGCGATCCATCTAATTATCCTCCGTCTTATAAGTTCTTACAGCTCCTATTGCACTAAACCCTCCGTAGAAAATCTGTGCAATTAGAGTGCTAAAATCGTGAGCCAGTAAGGCCCCAAGGCCGAAGCCCAGGGCCGCCACTACTCCAAGAATAAATGCATGAAAGTGAAACCGGGGGTACAAGGAAAGCAACGTTATCGACGCGATCCCTGTCACCATTCCAAGAGTTCTACTGAGAAATATTATATCCATATCACCCCTCGCATGAAGAACAGGTACTTGTGTAATTCACAAAGTCACCGGCCGCAGCAGCACTTGACCTTACATAATAAAGACTTTTCAGTCCTCGTTCGTAAGCCAGTAAATGCCACTGGTTAAACACATTCTTTGGTACATCATAATAACAATACAGATTAAAGCTCTGTCCTTGGTCAATGAATAATTGTCTTGTTGCAGCGAGTTCTACAAGATCTACTTGATTAATCTCTTTGGCCGTCTTAAACACGTCTTTTATATGCTGATCAATATCAAGCCCTTGAACACTTCCCTTTGCCTTCTCAACAGCCTTCCAATCTTCTTCTGATAGAATACCAAGCTTCTCAAGCTCGGTGTTATACCTTAGAAATGATTTTTTAGACGACCTGTGTAGGTAGGCGTTGCTTGGTATAGGGTTAATACCTTCAGACACAAACCCGCTAACAATACTATTACTAAACGTTGGCGCTACGGCCAATAGATGCGTGTTACGGCGGCCTAAGCTCTTACACCACTCAGGAGCACCTCTTTCTCTAAACAGCCTCTCAGAGGCCTTGTATGACTGCTCACGTAACTGTTTAAAGATCTGGTAGTTTAGTTGGGCTGACTCCCTAGAACCAAACACAAGCATCTTCTTTTGAAGCAGTGTGTGGAATCCAAGGACACCGAGTCCAAGAGCACGTGATTTAACCGCAAACCTGACTGCTTTCTCAAGACCAGGAAGCTTGCTTGCTTTTACTATAAACTCTTCCATAACATCGTCAAGAAGCTCGACTGCAACATCAACAACATCTGTGTCTTTCCATTCGTCGTATTTTGCAAGGTTTAGAGATGATAGACAACATACAAACGTATGATCCACGTCGCTATGAAGCATAATTTCACTACAGTTACCTGTTAGAATACCATTAAAAACTACCTTGTGTTCAAGTGGTTCGTTAACACAATAAGTGTCATGAACGCCAGGAACCTCTTCAACGCTAACAACTCTTGGGAAGTGTTCTGCTGAACGGTTTACCTGATGATCTTTTATAACAAGTCTTTTGAACTCGATACCAAGTTCTTTTAGCTTTGATAGACCTGAGTGCGGAACCAGTAAGCGATGTACTTCTTTAGTTTGATATTTCTTAGATCCGCCTCGCCCATCCGGGAGTACGGAGTGTCCGGCGGCCTTTGCCATTACAACCTTAGAAGATACCCCTAGAGTCTCTAACATACGCTGAACGGCTCTAATGCCTTCCAGCCTGATAGATGCTATTTGCAGGGACTGCGCACCGTTATTATATGTAACACAACCATCCGCATCTGCGTATCCGGCAAACCATTTGAGCCTATAATCTACAGTAGCGTTTAGCGGAACGAAATCCTTGCTATGTAGATTACTTACCCGAATCCGGACACGTCGCGATGGCTCATTAACTGACCTACTTTTATAACCGTCTGTATCTATTAACTTCTCCAACGCCAGTTTGTCATGGTACAGGTCGACAAAGTTTGCATTATTATGAGAAGTGCCATCTCCTAAGAAGAACCCGGCCGTGTAAGGATCTGGGAGACCATCGTCATTGCCCACGTCTACAACAGGAAATACTACTCTCATTAGCCTATCACCCTGTTTAAGATCGGTCGCCCGTACCTCTAAATAATCTCTAGAATGATATTTATCCAGTTTGTAGAACTTATGGTCCGGTGTAGCCAGGACACTTCTTCCGTCACTTAGTGTGACGCGTAGTAACTTCTTACCAGTCCCAGTCTGTGTGACGGGAGATAAAGACCACTGACTACCGTTCCACACGTTAAGTACCTGTCCGGCAACCTTCTCAATCTCAATATATCCATATTCTTTAGTTAGAAGTAAGGTGTCGCCTGATACACATAAGTTTGACGCGCTTACTTTATACTCCGGGAAATCAGGATAGAGGACATCCTTATTAGCAGTATCGGAGAAAAATATGTAAGGCTCGCCCATCTCCAAGCGTTCTTTAAGGATTAAGGCCCACAGCCTGCGCTCCTTGTCATGACCTTCTTTTAATCTTTCCATGAACACATCAGGTATTTTCACTGCAATATTCGTATCAAGACATTGGTTACGCGGATCTCCTTCCGGTCTCCTGATGCGAAGGAAGTCCTCAAAATCAGGATGGTATACGTCAAGATAAAGTGCAACAGAACCACGTCTAACGTTCCCCTGTCTAACTTTATCTATGATCGTGTCGTATAGCTTGCTCCACGGTATAACACCGTTGGACGTCCCGTACCCGCGTATTGGAGCCCCTCTTTCTCGTAAATTACTGAGGTCGACAGCTGTCCCGCCACCGGCCTTGGTCAGGCGCGCAAGCTCATATCCTGTATCGAATATACCGTCCAGGGAATCGTCAGCCACGGACGAGAAGCATGATATAGGCAAGCCTCTGTCCGTGTTAAAGTTGGCAAGGACTGGTGTACTTGGACATATCCAGCCGTTCCATAGATACTGAAACAGCTTCTGATTTCCTCTTGCGATACGTTCAAAGGCATCCCGGGGAGATTCCCCCGGAATTGCGCTCTTTGTAAACTGCTCTAAGGAGGCCTCCTCCATCCAATCAGGTACTTTAACTGTCATTTTGTCTATCCTCATTTTTTGACATTTCATGCAGAAGAATAGTGTTTAAAACCTCGTGAGTCAGTGAGAAATCTTCTTTTGCTAGTTCTTCTAGTTCCTCATTAGTGAAAACAAGGTAAATAGCGTCCCTACTCTCTCTATCTTCCCAACTATCTATGATGCGCTCATTTTTATCATCCTTGAGACGAGGTTTGTGAGGACTTTGTTTACCGTGGTTTTTGAAGTTTTCGACAACACGCTCTTGAATACGTAAACTGACTACATGATGTCTTAGAGGTAGGTGAATCGTATGCGTGACGTCAGGGTCTATGTTCTTAGCTATAACACCCCCTATCAACTCATAACCATCTTCTAGTACTGTAACATCATCTAGGACGTTCACCAACTCGGAAACCATTACCTCGTGTACGTAAAGTGCTTTCCTGAGATTAACATTATCGCGTAGTAGGTCAACAATATTCTCTAAAAGTTTCTGGGTATTATCTAACCCGTACTCTACAAAGGGTATAAAATCGATCTCAAACATACCAAAACGATCTGAATCTTTTAACCATTGATCCAGAATCCTCTTTTTGTGGTAGTCTGTAAGTACTTTCGGACCGTCGAACCGTGAAGTGTCCTCAAACATATAACCGGGTATCTTTATTGTTAACTTACCTTCGAATTCGCTCCGGTCTCTGTTGAATGGCGCTGTTACTAACGCTGTAGGACGGTCTTCAGTTCCAGGTAGCCCTGCTACAAACTGACTGCTTAGTATTCTGTTCATTTAAAATCCCCTTCTTTAATTGAATTATTGTTTCCATAAATCTTCCCAGCCGTCCGTCTTACTGTACTGAGTAACCCTAGACGAGAAGAAATCACCGTGCTGATCTCCACCTGACGCTAAGTTAAACCACGACAGACGTTCGACAGCTTGCTTATCCACTGCTTTCCAGTTTGGTTTTAGCCCAAGTTCCACTAGTTTATCATTGGCTCTTTGCCTTATGAACTGCTTGAGATCTTCTGGATTACAGTTTGGAAGGGATCTACCGTCAAACACAGAATCGATAAATGACTCTTCTATAGCTACACAAGCCCGTGCCGCGTCGTATACCTCCTGCTTGATCCCTTTAATATCCTGGTTCTCGCTCATGAACTGTTTGAACAACCATACCCCTGCTTTTGAGTGCCCGGTCTCATCTCTGACGGAGTATTCAATTATTTCGCCAAGGCCCCTCATTAAACCACGCTGTGAGAAAGAGAGTAGAATTGAGAAAGAGCTAAACAAGGCCACACCTTCTCCGAAAGCAGAGAATATTGCCAGGGACCTTGCCAGAGCTTTTCTATACTCGTAATCGTTAGCGTACTTCGACTTGACTGGCGGATACATAAGTGAGTCCAGACGTTCCATGGCCACCTCATCAGCCAGGAACGCTCTAAAGTCATTTAGGCCTAGTGTATCGTTCAGATAGGCATAGCTCGATATATGAATACTTTCCCAGTAGGAAAACGCTGCAGCCATCATGGAAACCTCGGGTTTTGGAAAAGCCTTGGCAACAAACCTCCAGTAGTCTCCAATAAGTATTTCTGACTGAACGAATGACTTTAGAATATTACCTATAATAAGCCGTTCGTCATCGGTTAGATTGAACTTCCAGTCGTCGATGTCCTTGTCCATATTGATTTCAGTATGTGTCCAGAAGCTGTTGGTTTGTAGCGTCCAAAACTCAAAGGCTTTCTCGTACTCGAATGGTTTATAGTAATTTCTAGGCAGTAATAAAGACATTCAAACAACCCTTTCCGTCTTAGTTTAATCCGTAGGCCCACATGGACATTGGAACTGTTGAAGATAGACCTGCTACGGTGGCTACAAATACAAGAATTACAAGAGCATACAGCATGTTTAGAAAGTCATTGTTCATTGTATTAAACTCCTAGTAGAAACAGCGCCATTAGTAATCCGATGACTGCACCGTATATCCACTCAGCGTAATGGTTTCCTTCGTCGGACGCACCTAGAGGGTTCCCAGTTCTATAATGCTGAATGTACTGACCCAAGTAATATGAAGGACCCATAGACAGCCCCAGCAAAACAGAGGCCAACGCAAATAGCGGCGAGAATGGAACCAGCCCAAATACCAGCAAGCCTGAGTATACTGGAAGGGTCACTAATAATCCTCTTAATCCCATTTTTAGAACGTCTTTTTCTACGTTTTCGTCCATCATAAATTGCCATGGAAATAACCTCAAAGTAATAGCGGTGTAAGATATAACAAGTAAAGTGGTGAGGGCCAGAAGATCGTTTTGAATCAGGGCCGGAGAGGCTAGGAAAACAGCGCAGGGTATCCTAGATATGAAGCTGCCTACCACAGGCTCACCATTTTCCTTTTTCCAGTTCTTTGTAAAGTCCTCCAGAAGACCTCCTCGTACCCGCCACAGAAAAGATCCAAGGAGCGCTAAGGCAAGTGATAGTAGTAAACTGTTCATTGGTCTTCCTCTAGATAAATGTTTAGTACTTGTTTTACAATTTCGGACCGCTGTACGTCATCGTTATCGAATTCTACGTAGCCTATAGAAGGGACCTCGGAGTCTGTTCGTTCTTCGTATGCGTCTAATAAGTCTACGAAGTTTTCTAGGCCGCTAACGAATCCAGTTCTCTGGATGTCGCACTGCTCTATATCACCCATTACAGCCATTCTAGAACCTTCTCCGATACGGGTAAGGATTGTTTTGAACTCATGTGGAGATGTGTTCTGAGCTTCGTCAAAGATGATAAATGTATTCTTAAAGGTATATCCTCTCATGAGTGCTAATGGAACCAAGCGGATGATGTTTGCTTTCATCATCTTGTCTACTTCTACACGTCCGAACATCTCACTGAGTACCTCGATAATAGGCGCTACATACGGCATCATTTTCTCGACTTCAGTCCCCGGTAAGTGCCCTATTTCCTTACCGACTGTAACCATAGCACGTGTGATCACTATCCCGTCAACTTCTCCTGCGGCCATAGCACTTGCTGCTGCGTAACCTGCCAAGTAGCTCTTTCCTGTTCCCGCAGGCCCGACGCCTATAGCAATTGTTTTAGATGTCAAGATATCTAAGTAATCAGCCTGATTGTCTGTACGTGGCTCTACGGAGACAGAACGTAGGCGCGTGGAGGCTTTGTCCGTTGCTGCTGCAGTCTTCTTTTCTCTTTTGGTGCGTCGTGAGCGCTCCGGGTACCCAGCATCCATTTCTTCATATTCTCCGTTACGAAATGCTGACTTCTTTGACCCTTTAGCTTTCTTTAGTTTGGACATCGTACCCTCCAAGATTTCTGGTTGTCTATAATTTACTATATAGATTTAACACTGTGGATTTCAATACTTTGGCATGTAATTTTCTGGCTTATACATAATTATTTCAGGGTAGATACTCTCCGCCCGGCGAAGGAAGGCTGCTAGAGCGGATACTTCGTCTCTTACTGACTTAAAATTAGCAGCACTTGGGTGAATATCAGAAAATTTGTAATATAAAACTTTATAATTCTCCAGTGACTTTATATACGAGGCAACAACTCCATCTAATTTACTCATGCTTTATTCCTAACTGCATTTGTTATTAACACAAGTCCGCCATACCCGCCATGTTCTTTGCATTCTAGCCTCTGGTAGCTTCTACCTCCGATAACACGAACTCCGTGCTTAGAGACGTTGGTTGAACCACATGTTCTACATGCAAGCTCTCCCGTAGAGGTGGACGATACATGTTTCGGAGCCTTGAATGAAGGGGTGAAGTGTGACTCCATGTATTGCCAGACGGCAACTGTATCTGATACGTCTTTCTGATTGTATTTAAGCATTGTGTGGTAGGATTCCTCACTACGCTTCTCTACAATATCGATCCAGGTATCGAAATTAACGGGGTTCTTACCGCCTAAACCAAGTAAGTTAGATACATAGTCAAGAGAATGTGATGGAAGTCTAAACAACCTTCTCATGTGAACCTCAAGATCCTCGGATATCTTACTCTGGAAGGGTTTTGCTGGAAGGCCGTGCATTAACCTGAGATAATTGAGGTACTTATCGTCGAATCTCTTGTTGTTTTTCCCTAGGATGACATCCGCTTTTTCAATCAACTCGTCCATTTTCTCAATAATTGGACGAGAGTTTTGCTCTTGGTAGCCCCATCCAACAACCCCGCTCCCGGGCTCGTCCTCTGGGCCGTTAATCCATTCCCAGGCCAGACATATTACGTCGGGATATGAGTGTTGCTTTAAAAGCTGTCCATGTCTCACTGACTGCTCTCCGAGTCCCCATATCCATGCGGCTAAAGGTTTGGTTTCGATATCATACACCAATATCTTTGGTTTATAAACTCTATTCTCCATTTACCTTTCCTCTCACATACCTGTCATCTAAGTTAGTATAAATATCCTTGTCAAGTACGAACGAGTACAGAAACATTAGGTTGGTAGCTGCATGCAGTAGGTGGGAAAGTCCAGACTCTGTATCTACATCCTCACCACGTTCGAACGCTGCTAAATGCCTGTGCGCGGAGTTTAACAACCTTGAGTAGTTAGTACCTTTTCGCCAGTTATGTGCTCCATATTTTTGAGCACCGAATGTCAGAACTGCTGCCACGCCTTCTCTAAACTCCGGAGTTACCAGAGACATCATTGGTTTCCCAGAATCAAACTTCTTAAATTCAGACATCTTTCACGTCCTCTTCTTTAAATTCTATACTGTGCGTGCCTTCCATCCACCAAACAAAGGCGCCTAAAGACTTGGCTTTGTCAGTATCATACCCTCTATTGAACTCATATCTCACCAGGTTACTGACGTCTTCTAAAGACATTGAAACTTCAACGCTCTCTAAATCATCTGCTAACTCGTCTGAGGTCTCATGGAGCTCCCAGTTTCGCAACGCGCTTTCATAGAGATCACCGTCGTTATCTATGTTCAAGCTAAAGAACCGCTCGTTATCGTATACTACAACCTCTGAGATATGCTCTGTAACCCCATCCTTGCTAGCGTAAATAACCAGCGCCGAGTCCGGGTAGAGGTAAGACATAGCCTTCCAGAATTTACGATTTGTTTGATCCTCTTTAACAAAATCCCTTATTAAGTGATATTTGTGATCAACTTTAAGAGACACCTTGTTTGATTTACTCATTTTTAGCATTCCTTACGTTAGTATGGCTATAACCATTAATATAGGGCATATTTTAAAATAGTCAACCATTAAAGATCACATAACCTCGTCATAGTCCGTTTTCTTAGTAGCTTCTCGTGCTTTTCGCTGTGCTTTTTTCAACATCTCCGGGCTTAGGATTGCCGTTATATCGAGCTTTGCTCCGCCCTCCGCCTTGCAATCAAAGACAAGATTGGACGTACCTGACCTATTCTTGACGACATGTATGGCGTAATTACCTTTTACAAGGTTGAGGAACGGGTGTTCTACAAAGTCTTCTTTATTCCATACTCTCAGGACAACTTCCGATGACATGTACAGATCCTTGCCTTCTCGCGGTGTGTCAGCCTCCGGATTCATCTCATTCGGGGTTAATTGCCCCAATACAAGTGTAAGAAATCCTTGATTGTTTGATACGATACGTATAGGATCTATGAACTGCTCTTTAAGGGTTAAGTACCGTGCAGTTGATGCGCCTGCCGATTTAAACGGGAGAATCTGCAGGTTATCCACTATCAGTAACGCTCCTTTGTAAGATACATGGTCGAAAGATCTCAGGAGCTGGTCGGCACTGATTTGACAGCTTTGGTCATATATTTCCAATGCTCCACTATAGATTTTCTCTTTAAAAAAATCGAACTCCTTAGCGTTAGTGTACATTCCGTACTCTACATCAGGAGCTAGCACCTTAACAAATCTATGTACTAACCGTTCAGCGGGTTCTTCATAGGACATGAACATCACCCGTCTACCTGCTTGAAGCCATTTGACAGCAAGTGCTATAGCTAGTAGCGTTTTCCCGTGTCCGGTACGCCCAACTACGCTTATAAGACCTGATGGCGGTAGGGGTAGGTTAGTGTCTAAAACATCAAATCCAGTCTTTATAGTCGGCGGTCGATTGCTAATTCTGTCAAAAAGTTCCTCGACTGTAAGAGGTCCTTTGTAAGCTGTTGTATGTGTTGTACCTCCAGCAAATGCCTCGGCTATCTGATCCTTCGTAATATCATCAGCAATATCAGCCTTAGCAGGGAGATGACTGACTTTCAAGATCTTTACCTGCTTGACAGGAAGGATTTCTAGTAATTTAGTAGCTGCTTCCATACCAGGGAGATCGTTATCCGGCCAGATAAGAACTTCTTTCGAATGCCGTAGCATATCCCAAGGTTGCTGAGCGACAGAACCGGCCCCTCCTCTCCAAGACACGACAGCGTACCCTAGCTTTCCAAGGATCGCCTGTCCGGCATCTGCGGCCTTCTCCCCTTCCACTATTAGTATTTTATCGGCTTGTTTGATGTACTGAGCATTGTACAGGGCTTTAACTGACGGGTATCCTATTCCAGCACCACTCACAAACTCACCAGCTACATGGTCGTATATAAGTGGATTAAACGTCTTACGGCCGTCTTCTAAGTTATATCGCACTATCCCATACAATGGATTTCCGTCCAGGTCTTTATACCAATATACTGTACCACCTTTATAGGTGGCTGGTAGCGCTAGTCCCCTAGGAGGCGGAGTAAACTGTGATTCCTCTACTCGTGTCACTTCTTTAACTCCCTCAAACCCGTCGGGTAATGCAAAGTACCTACGTTGGTAATAATGACAGGATGCATCTTGGTGGTAACACTGAGCCTTCACAGTCCCGTCCCCGTCTATGAACACGCTAAGGCACCGCTGCTCGCTTTTCCCGCGCCGATGAGAGCATGAAGGGCACACCACAGAATACGATTTGAAATTCTTAAGTTCGAATTCAATCTCTGAACTGTCTTCAATTATTCTGGATGACAATCGGCTTGTATTCATTTTTAAACCTTTCAAACTCTAGAGCTTCTTCTTCTGTTAACTGACCTGTGAAGTCTTCTTGGTCGGCAAACGACGGTCCTGTTGTTATCTCACTAACTGTCGGTACTAAAAGCTTGCAGCAATTCTCCATTATGTAGTGGGCCTTATATATGGTTAACGTATCTGGCGCCTGTAACGTCATTTCATCATGTATGGTATACCCAATTTCTATGCCGTTCCTATACGCACTAACCATAGCGGCAATTGTCTGATCGGCGGCCGAGCCTTGGATCAGCATGTTCACTGCTTTATAACTATAATCGTTCTCTCTACCAGTGTCTTCTTCATAAAAACTCTCTGGTTTATAGAGCCGTCGACCTAAAAGCGTCTTTATAGATCCATTTTTAAGCAATTGACTTTTTGCAGTGTTAATTAGTTGTTTTAGGTACGGGGCGTTCTCATGGTATCTTTTAACGACTTTCCTCGCTTCCGACAACGGAAGCTTAAGTGACACGCTAAGTTTAGGAATCCCCATTCCGTAACTAAGCCCTAGATTAATTTCCTTAGCATGCGTTCTTGTTATTGAGCACATATCAGCCACTGCTTGGTGCATATCGTACTTCGGGTCCTGGTTCCATAGGCTTGCCATTTTAAATCCGTGGTCAGAGCCGATCCGTGCGGCGTAATGGACCTGTAGCCTGCTTTCCTGGGCGGAGAAATCCAGACAGACCCATGTGTGACCCTCATTCGGAACAATAAAAGACCGAATCAGCGGCTTGCTGTAAGGGTCGCGCTTCGGAAGCTGTTGCATATTGAAGCTTGTGCTCGTGAATCTTCCAGTGTTCCTGGCCCCCAGAACGTTTAATTCTGGATGGAGTTTATGGGTTTCCAGATCGCTAATGTCAGATACGTCCGAGGCCCTTAAGCACATCTGCTCTATGTTGTTGATAAAAGAAGTTTTAAGCTTGCTCAGCTTGGACTGAATGGCTAAAAGTCTACATAGCTCATTGTCTTGGTCCTCAAACCACTTAGACTTGAAGGATGGATTTCCTTTTTCTGTTCGGGGGTACGGAATCCCAAGCCTGTCAAATACTGCAGCTAACTGCTTGTCTGATGAAGGATTTGCTCCGTGAAGAAATTCAGTGTTTAACCTATGCTCTACTTCCGAGAGATCTTGCTCTATCTTTTCTTTTGACTTGATGAACCTTTTAGTGTCTACCAATACCCCTTTCTTACGCACCTTAATTACACATTTTACAAGGTCAGATAAAACCCCCAGTAAGTCAGGCGAGGACTCGATTATTGGGTAGTAAAAGTTGTAGAGCTTTTCAGTAAGCTCGACGTCGTGGACGCAGTACTCCTCTACAAGCCCAGGATAGTTATCATAGATAAGACCTAAATTCCCCTTTGCTATCTTTACGGCGTCCTGTACCTTCGACTTTACAAGCTTAAGCTCCTTTGCAGCTTCAACTAACCTGTCTTGCGTTTTTGCGTCTCCTAGATAATCCTTGCTTAGAGGATCCAGCCCATATTCACGTCTTCTATTATCATGCAATATCGCTAGATGCATTGTATCTATGATTAGAAGATGCTTGGTGTCTATACCCAACATCTCCATAATACCCAACTCATAGTCGGCATTATGCGCGACTAAAACATCCGCATCTGCAATTAGTGCAGTTAGCAGGTTTACATTCGTGGACCAGCGTACTGCCGACGGTCCTGAGGAGACTCGAAATGCGTATCCCAAAAACCTAACCATGCCTTTATAGGGCCAGCCAGCCCCAAGACCGTTCTTAATCCCATCGTCTTGTGTCTCAAAGTCTAGAAATAATATGTTCTTGTTTTCCATAGCTGGCCCCTTTATTTAGATGAACTGATCAAGAAATGATTTGTCGATCTCTACACCAGCGGGGAGCTTGAACTTTTTTGCTCCGCCCCCTGTGTACGCTCCGAGAGAGATTACCATAATACCTTCAAGCCCTAAACGTGTCGCGTTCAGGTGCTCGTATACACGTAATTGTAATTTTACTCTGGTGCCTCGTGGAAGGAACTCACGGCCCTCAGGGAACTCAAACGGTGTTCCGTCAGGATTTATCATTTTAGGTGTCCCAATCTTAGCATTCCGATGGGCGTTTATCTTCATCTTTCCTTCTGAAATCTTGCCAACGTAATCAAGCTGTAACAGTACTTTCTTAAACTCTACAGCCACGTCTCCTTCAAATATAATCTGCGCTGAGTACTTAGGATCTCCAATATCTCGGTACGCTTTCGGTGTGACCAAAGTATTAAATCCCAATTCCCCTTCTGGTGTTACTAACTTCATATATGCGATCTCCTTGTTTGTGGTTGCTGTACATTAAGTAATATAGGTTATATTTTAAAAATGTCAAGTATGTTATTGTAAATATTTACTTTCTGGACTTAGTATCCAAGCAGTTAAACGATCTGCGATATCAACGACCTTCGACAGTTCGATCTTAGACATATCGCCTGAGGCTGCTCTGGACATCTCAATAAGCTTTACTGCATGTGTTAGAGCATTCATTTTTTCTATTCGCATATCTTTTAAATCCATTTTATAACCTCTCGTCTGTCCAATCTTTATTAAACCGATCCACGTCTTTCTTTATCTTGTTCACAGCATACCTTGTAAGCCCTGTCTCCTCTACAACTTGAGACACGGACAGCTCCTCTCGTTCCAGAAGAGAGAAAACACGGTAATGAGTATCCCCCAGGGCTTTTACCATATCCATAGCATGTGATTTAACGATATCAGCCGCCAGGCCGTCGATTGACAATTCTGGTAAGTCATCGTCATCGATGTCTGTAATGTGGTTTATACTAAGCGCGTCTGACATGTTTTTCGAGAACTTCGACCGGCGAATCTCCCAATTCAATGCGTTTCTCATGTACCATATTAAAGGGGCCAAGTCCTGGCGGTAATTGCTTGTTACGTACTTGGAGGACTTAAGGACCTCAAGACCGTATTCCTCGTACTGTCGTTTAAAAAACACAGCATATACCACGCATATGGCCTCCTCTGTAATGTCTTTGTAGACGGACTCAATGCATTGAATGATATCGTTGTTCTGAATCTTATTGGCTCGGTGTGCTTCCTTCAATAGGTTCTGTAATGACACCTGTTTTCTGTATCCTGTCTGCATGATTCAATGCTCGCTCCTCTATATTAAACCTATTTCCCATGGAGATACTTTTCTGTCGTTAAAAGAGAATATATCAATAGTAGATTCTGATATTATTTTTGTACTTCTGCTGAGTATAAGAACTGTGTAAGTAAACACCTTTGCGTTTTTCCGAAACACTCCGTCAGCTTTACCTAACTCGCCTATAAACTTATTAGCCTGTTCGGAGAATATTAGGGTAAGTTCTTGAATATCATCCTCTGTTGGCCTGAACTCGTAGACTGTATGCGGAAGATCCGGATACTGTGGAGTCATTATGGTCAAATAGCCTATCTTTGCACCGGATAGTACACATTGCAAAGCTAGTTGCGTTAAGTAATGAAACGGGTAGTCTGTACGCCAGCCAACCTGCTTAGATGCTGATGTAGTTTTTAACTCAACAACTATTTCTGGATTTGATTTATCTTCTCCAATATAGGCATCTAGCGTTGCCGAACACTTCATCGAATCACTGTATATGACGAAATCTTCTCGATTCTTAGAGAATGAGTTTACAAGCCGCCCAACGACCTCTTCTGTTAGATTAGCTACAGCCGGCTCGAGTATTCGACCCATTCTTGTAAATACATTGTCTGTAAATTCCGGATTCAACTTACGCTCTAAGAGCTTCCCCGGTGTCTCGTACTTGTTCATGCCTAGGATTATAGACATTTCTGTAGCAGTTACGAAACCCCGTCTGAAGGCAAGCCATTCCGCGCTTCCACGCTCGAATACGGCTATTTTTGCGTCTTTATACATATTACACCATCCTTTATTCATGACGGAGTCTCGTTTATCCACTCCTCAGGGATACCGCCTTCGGCCCATTTTATGTTATTTTTGTCGGCCCACATGCCGTAGGTTGTTTTAGAAGCCTTGGTTATTGTCTTACCTGCGTTCTGGAACACCATCCGGATGTCATATTGTGGATTCTGTGAGATAACCATTAACATCTTAGTTCTGTCCTCAGCCGGAAAGTAGCCTTTCAGCTCAACAACAATACCGTTAGCCAGGACAATATCTGGCGTGTATCGTTTTTTTGGTAAGATGTAATGCAGTTTAATCGGTTCGTACTTGAAGACAGTGCCGGCTTCGTTTAAAGCCGCTACCACCTTATCCTCAAAAGATGACCTATGAGTAGATCTGCTTCGTTTAGTCTTTTTGGCCATCCTTTGTCTCCTCTATAATTTTATCGTCTGTAATCGTCCATATTTGGAGAGCCTACAACGTCCACAAGCCCGGCTTCTTTAGCCTGCTCTGCTGTCATTAGCTTATCTTTAGTGAAGTTATTGTAAAACTTTTCCTTTATTTGATCGAGGGACATTTCCGGAAGTCCTGCACGCTTTAAACGTTCTTTAACGTCTACGAGCCCGTTACTGTTTATTATCTTCAAGAATTCAAGAGTGCCGCTAACCTCCTCAAGAATGCTGTCAACGCTCTCGTTGTTAACTGTATTCAAAATAAGTAGCTTTAGCTTGGCAGGAAGAGAGGAGTCCTTAACAGCCTTTGACAGTACCGGCGGTGTGTCCGCTCCAGAATCCCTTGCTTCTTTTACACGTACCAGAATTGATACAAGCTCCTCCAGTAGTGGCTGTGTGAGCGGTCCGGCACTGGCTCCATGGGTTAGGATTATACTCTGACGTGCTGCAAATACCTTAGAACCGGACATCATTATCTGAGCGCCCATACTGGCTGCCAGCCCACCACTAACAAACACGTCTATGCGGTCAGTGGATGCGACTAATGCGGACAGCGGTTCCCCGTCCAGGACGCTTCCACCGGGGGAATTAATCTCCAGAAGAATTCGTCCTTTTGTCTGTGCCAGCATAGCTTGTAGTTGTTTGGTTACTCTCTCAACACTCTCACCGGTTACCTCACCATTAAGTACCACGTAGTTATGCGTGTCTTCGAATCCCTGTGAGTTCTTGGATATGTACACAGGTTTGTTATACTCACTGATCGCCAGGTGGGACATTGCACCAGCTAGAAACATCGACACCAAAACTGTTTTCTGGCCTAACTTCATAGTTATTTTCCTTTTTCTTTGGAGTTGTTATCTTCTTTTGACTCAAACTGCTTCATAAGCTTCTCAGCTTCCTTGAGAATGTTCTTCTTGCGAGCAATTAAGTTCTTTTGTTTAGCAACCGAACCGATCGGCTTAGCATGTTTGGATACGACACCGTCTACTATGTTTAATTCCATAGCCTGTTTAGCTGTCAGCCATACATCTGTTGGCTGTAGGAGGTAGTTCTCGACATCTTCCTTAGCTAGTCCTGTGTGTAGCATGTAATGGTGGAGCATGAATTTATGTGTGCGGTCAAGCATGTCCCTATCAGCAACAAGATCCCAGTAGGTTCCTTTACTGCCACTGCTGAACGGATGGCTCATGATGTCGGCTTCTGGAAAGGCTAAGCGCTTGTCTCCAGCCATCAGTAGAAGTAGTCCGCAGGAGGCCGCTAAACCAGAGGCTACAGTCGTGAACTCCACTTGGGACGAGTACATAACGTCAAGCATAGTCTTCAGTACTGATAGGGACCCTCCAGGGGAGTTTATTAACAATGTTATTTCATTTTCTTCTGCTCTGTCAACCTCCTGAACAAAGATAAGGAAATTCTCCAGCATATGTCTATTGAACGGTCCAGTGACATGGAATACATTCTTACCTAGTGCGTGGCTCATGATTTACCGCCTTTCTGGTTGTATACGGCACCAACTACTTTTTCTTCTTAGCAGGTGTTTTCTTCTTAACGTCGGCGGCTTTCTTCTTCGCCATATCGCCTTTGATTGTCTGCATCGGTGTTGGTTTTAGATGTGGTTTTTGCTGTGTTTTTTGACGTCCCATGACTTAAACTCCCATTATGTTAGTGTAACCCTTACAATATACAATATAGTGCGATTTTCATTTCTGTCAAGTACCTTTTTAACTTATTTTGAAATTATTTTCAATCATCATCCTCTTCCCTTCCGCTAGTAAATTCAAGAATCGTTGTTAAAGCAAGTCTGAAGTGTTCTAGGTCTTTGTGGCTCTTATATTCATCCAGAGCTGCTTGAATAAAAGCTACGGTGTACTCTTCATCTGATAGTCCATGTGGGAGGCGATACCCGAACTCTCCAAGGGGACTTAGGTCGTTGTAATCGTCATCATCTGCGAGCATGTCAGACCAGAACATTATTTCCCTGAGTTTTTTTGAATCGTCGGTCATATTAAGTTACCCCCATCTTGTTATTAACGTGTTGCCAATACTCCTTAGAGTGTCTGTTTTTAGTTGCTCATACTGACCGGCTATGAACAGCTCATTCTCTACTCCACTTAGCCCTACCATGGCTGCTGCACGATGTCTTGATATGCTGTACGTATTTAAGTATTCTTTTATTCCAATGATTAGGTTATGCCTGGCTAATATCTCTTGTCGATCGTCTAAATCTACTTGTCTCCATAGCTCTTCGAACTCTTCTTGTGTGACTGTTACTCTATCCATGGTTATTATATCCCCTATAGTAATTAATTATATTAAACATCAATTATTTTGCATTTACCCCTTGACAAGATGCCCTTATCGTACTATATTGTACAGTAGGACACACAAGGATACACCCATATACCAACTAGAGCTCTACAGCTGATAAATTGGCTATAAACCGTTCAACAAGCTTAGCAGACACCATACAAGAATCACAATCACATGAAGTATGTTTACTTGATGTATCGATAGAAAGTTTACGGGCATTCTTACGGCTTGTAAGCACTTCTTCATAAGATAAACTACCTTTCCTATTTGCAATATACTGCATCTGACCGGCATGATGCTTGTAGTCATCAATTAATATTCCATTGAGATGATCTACCTCATGTTCAACTATAGCTGCTACATAGGGATCGGTCACAAGTAATCGTTGAAACTCACCTTCCTCATCCTGGAACTGCACTATAACTTCTTTATGGCGAAGTACTTTGTATGATCCATGCAGACTTAAACAACTTTCTACATTAACATATGGCTTTGTCTTATGCACTATCGTAGGGTTTATCAGTGTTTTAGGACCGTCATTAAACGTAACAATACAAACCCGTAAGTTACTTCCTATCTGTGGTGCAGCGATACCAATACCTTCATACTTTGTCATTACTTTACGCATTGTACTTAGGAGATTCTTTAATCCACCCGCCATATTAGGTTGAGTGAAATCAACAGACCTGCTATTGGCCCTGAGTACGTTCATATCTCTAACTAAATCCTTTGAATGTGCTGTTGTGTAGTTTACCATGGCTAGTTACCTCCATTTTCAATTTGTTTACATGACTACTTCTTTACCACTGCATTTGTGTTATTTTCATTATGCTGGCTTTTCTTACCTCCAAACATAGGAGCAATAAAGAATATAGCTAGTAGTACAAGCAGGACTTTCTTCCACGTAGCCATCTTCTTTTCTACAGGATCTACGTTAGCTTCAGCAGGCTTATCGTCAACGAAACCCCTGTTCTCTACAGCTTCACGTAACTTTCTAATATCATTTGCCACTCTTTCCCGCCTTGTCCTAAAGCCAAGTAAACGAGCTATAATGATAAACGGGAACATTACAGCTGCACCTACAACTACAAACAATAAAAATAATTCCAGCATTTTATATCACTCCTTTATTCGTCTATACCCTATACATCATATGACATAGTGTTTAAAAAACTTATTTCAAGAGGTGGACACCATTTTTCCTATAACTTCTTTATGAACTTTGCGGTTGTTGCTAATCTTTTTCAGTATAACACGTTGACGTAGCCATAAAGATCTCCTATACTCTAGGTCACCGCTACTTGCCCTTAGGAGCTGACCCTGTAAATCACTAACTGTCTGAACTAGATCAGCGTGCTCTGTTTCAAATGAATTAACTTGACGGTCAATTGCCTGTCGTAGTGTTGTTATGTTTTCCATCTTGTCTTACTCCATTCTGTCTTCCATCCTGTATATCTTATAATCAACAATATAGGTTTTATTTTCTCAATGTCAAGGGTCTAATACTCAAGATCTCTAAAGCCTAGAAATACAGGGTGTCTTGGCTTATCCATCGCACCAACAGCAAAGCTTTTATATTTAACACTCTTTCTGAGAAGTTTTGACCTGTTACTCCAGATAAACAGACGCTCCTCTTCTGTAAAGCCTGTCCCTATTTTGAACTCAACACCGTCTAAGTTACAGACAATAAGTGCACCTAAAGTTTTGTTGGGAAGGCCAGTAGCTATAGAGCACTCCTCTTCATAACCAATGATGAATGCCTCACTGTCCACGAATCTCTTGACTTTTAGAGCGTTCATCTCCTTAACGGTTGTTCTACCATATTTATACAAACCAGAGGGAGACCTCACCACAATACCTTCAAAACCTTGGCTAAGGAAGTCATCCTCAACTGCTAGCAGCTCTTCTAAATTATTGACTGGAATGGCCTGAACTACTCGAACATAGGGCGGTAATTTGCGTTGAAGTATGTCGTTATAACGCTCTGTAAACGTGCCGGGGCCAACAACGTCGAACACAAATAACTGAACAGCGTCTATAGAGGCGTTAAAGGACATAATCACAGACACGGTTTCCCTAAAGCATCTTGGCGATGTCGGATACCCAGAGACCAACTCACCATCGAGGTTTTCTAATTCCGGTATGTTCAGTAAGGAAGCAATATCTCTATTCGGAAAGAATTTACCTGACCGACTGTAAGCACGCCCGTCTCGAATTGTACAGCGTATACCGTCTAGTTTTGGCATGACTAGAAGCGGGTAGGCTGGCTCCGGTATCTTCTCGGGGACTATATCTGTTAATAACTGAACCTTCATCATACACACTCCTTATTAGAATCGTTTGTAGGGTATCAAATTTGATCGTACAGCGCATGTAGCGTAGTTTAGGCTAGGTATCCATACCTCAGTACCTTACATCGCTGTACGTTGACGTATATGCAAAGCTATCTTTTACGGTTCTTGATCTCGTAGTCGGGAAGTGGTGTTATGATAAATATCTTTTCACCTGTTTCTTCATCTACCTGACCGGAATACACTAACCGTTCTATCTCTGGATCGTAAAGTAATTCCATTGCACCTGACTCCTGAACCTTGAGTTATCTATATCTGATGATATAGCTTGTTCAATCCCAATGTCAATGGGTTGTATGTAAAATTTATTAACCGACCGTGCATTGACACCAGGTACGTTTAAACACACGTACACGCGTGTTAGGTTCTAAGGGTACACTGAGAAGGGTTTATAGCCTATGTCCTCTGTACGTGTGTTTAAAGTACCCTAGCGTTGATGTTATGCCAGTAGTCGAGTTGGCGGCGTAAACGCCTAGGTCAGTGAGGAATGTCAGTGAGTGATAAGAACATGGTTTATCGATCACCTGCAATGTGTATTTACTTCTTGATAGTAAAATGACCTGAAACCCACAGCCAGCCTAATGTTTTCAGGGATGGATTCAAACCCCTATATATATCTATATATGTATTATATATATATTATATATACTATGTATTCTTGTAGTATACTAGTAGCATATTAGTAATATTCTAGTTGTATTCTTGTAGTATACTAGTAGCATATTAGTAATATTCTAGTAGCATATTAGTAATATTCTAGTTGTATTCTTGTAGTATACTAGTAGCATATTAGT